TAATTATCGCTATCAAGTATTAGAGCGTAGTGAAGGCTTTAAAATGGTAGTCGAGGAGGACATCAAATGAAATGTTCGTTTTGTACTTTTAACCATACCCCAGAAACTTTGCCTTTAATGAAGATGCACGCTCATGAATGCATGATTGAAGGAAACACTAAAGGTATTACACCTGTAGTAGTTTGGAGAGAAGGATCTTTTGTTTTAGTAGCTGAAGCTGAAGAAGGAGAAGTAGTTCATGCAACTATTGACCCGCTTCCAGAACCTGCTGAAGTTAAAGAAGAAGTAGAAGAGTAATTACTCGTCTACATAATCTGAGTCATCAAAAATATCATAAGCCTTCTCTAGAAGCGCTTCTTCGTGCTTAACGAAATGATGACGACAGAAGAAAAGTTCTCCAAAAGGAAACTTAACTAAATAAAAAGCTTTTGCGCTACAAGAATCGCAACGGTCATGAGGACCTATTGCTTTTTCTGGTTCAAGAGTTGGAGTCGTCGGAACCGAAGATTCCATCATGTATCTCCTTGCACTCTGGACATATAGGAAACTTCTTAGGATCCCTAGATGGAACCCACACTTTTCCGCACAAAGCTGTAAGTGGGGTTCCTTCTATATAGGATCTTGTTGCGTCATTTTTTGCAACATAGTGAGCAAAACGGTCATGATCTCCGTCTCCTGTACTAAGTCTGGTATCGAGGTCCAGATCGTAGGCTGTTTCACTCATGTATAGATTTTAATCCTTTATTGGGTGCAGTGATTTTAAAACTGTTTCTTTGGGGAGTGTCGCTATGTGAGATGAAACATCTTTAGAGCCATAGCTGATTAAAAAGTTCTTGCCTTGTTCACATAACCCAGCAGCGAACTCGACACCCATTTTTTCAAATATAAAGCCTTTAGATATCTTTTGTATCATTCCTTTTTGGTCATACTGTGCAAAATAATGAACATAAAAACGCAAGTTGTGATTCATAATAGTCCTAGTCCACATGCGATGTACAACGGCTAAATATGATCCATCTTTTAGTAGATGTAGATTAGAACTGCCTCGAAGTCCAGCTATTTGATCGTTATCGTTGAGGTGAGTTGTTAAAACATTATCTTTTATAACTGAGTTAGTTCCATAAATAAAATCAAAGTATGGATTCTTTTCGTAAGGAAGCATCCAGTTTTTCTCTGGTCTAACTCCATCTATGCCTTGGAGCTTCTCGAAAGATTCGATGGCTGTTAGGTCTTTGTTGAGTCTACAGATGGCTACACGAGCTTTTTCTGTGTGACCCTTCTCCATTGTGATGGCGGTGAAATGCCAAGCTCCATCACGATAGAAAAGCTTTGGATCTTCAAGTCCTCGACGAATCTCTCCTTCAGGAGATATCTTTTTTACATCAAGAAGCCTTGGATTAGTTAACTTATAAGTTTTTTCATCAAGCTCTGATACATAAATCTTGCTCTTAATAGTTCCTTCTACAACTACCTTGTATTCGCCTTGCTCTGTGATTATGTAGTTTCCAGAACGAAACATTCCCATATAACCTGTAGAAACATGAAAACCAATAGAGAGATTAGTTGCAGACCACTCTTTAATGTTTGGATCAGCTAAGCGCCTGACATTGTGAATCTCTCCACCAAGTTGTTTGATAGATGGGTAGGTTCTTTCGAGTTTAGTCGACATAGATTTCCTTTGGATATCTATCAACTACACCTTCAAACTTTTTTGTGACTCCAAAAATGTTATCTCCAACATGCTTCATCTCGTATCCAAGCATCTCAAGTTGGAGTGGTACAGAGACTATTCCATCTTCAAAGATATCTTCAGTCCAAAACTTTCCTTGAAAACCTGCAGCTGCTAACACGGATTTTAAAGTTGGAACGCTGTATTCGTAGTTGTGTCTGTAGAGAGATCTATCATGACGATATTGCATATAAAAATATGGTTCAATACCAGAAAGTATTTTGCTAATATTTCTTGAGCTTGTTACATTTGGAGTTGTAAGAATAAGTTTTCCACCATGCTTAAGAACTCTATTCATCTCAGCTAACATAAACATTGGATCAACTTCCATATGCTCGATGACTTCGCAGAGAAGAACTATGTCAAAAGTTTCATCTGGAACTGGAATTGGGTTTTCTTCAAGGTTAACTCTGTAAACATCTACCTCAGTAGTTTTATTGTTAAGAAAGCATTCCATCTTTCCTGAATATTCTTTTGTAAGGTCAAAATCAGTAACGGATACCTCAAGGTCTAGGCCAAGTTCTTTAATAGCAAGTGGCATTAAATGAGAAGTTCCAATTTCTAAAAGCTTTCCTTGTGGCTCATTTTCTACCAAAGTCTGAAGAGTTCTAGCCATTCTACGAGCGTGACCTTGATGGTAAGTATCTTCAGGAGAAATTAAAGATTGAACTACTGAAGCGTATTTTTCTGGAATATCTCTGTAAGGTTCTTTAATCATCGTTGATGGTCCTCAAACTTATTACCATATATGTCTTGTCCTTTTAAATAAGATCTATCAAACATTTCTCCATTATTTATAAGCTCTGTTCTTTTTGCTTTGCAATCTAAATTGTGTTGTATTTCTTTTTGAACTAAATCTTGACCAAAAAGCTCTTCCCCATTTACTAAACTAAACGAATCACAATAATATCTAGGAATTGGTATAAAAGAAACTAAATGACTTCCTTTAGGAACAAATATTTTTAAATCGGGGATCTGAACTTTTAAATTAAAACTAAAATCTCTTCTTAGATTATCAGCTTCTACCACTCCTGTAAGAACTGTTATGTTAGGAATTATATGATTAGGTGGATTTATTGTCATAAGATTTACACCTTTAGGTGTTCTAAAATGAACTGGAAGGTTTACTGTAATTATTCCTCCACCAAAATGACTACCAAGAATTGGAAGCTTTTTTAGTAAAGATTCTTGATCTTCAAAAAATTCAAAGTCAATACCTTTTGTACTAGTATCGCCATTCCAACTAAATGCAAAATCATATTCTGTTACTATTGAAAAACCTTGTTGATTTCCTATAGTAAGAGGAAGACATCGATAAGCAAATGATGGAAACCAAGATCTTTGTTTCTCAGTATTTAAAGGGACAACGACTCTAAAAATTTGATCGTAGTCAACTGAATGTTCTGTAGGAAGAACTGCAATTGTTTTTTCTGGAACTAAATTAGCTTCTTTATTTATAATATTTGTATCAAGCATTGCAGTACCCCGTATCGGATTCGAACCGACGATTTCTTCCGTGAGAGGGAAGCGTCATAACCGCTAGACCAACGGGGCTCATTCTTTTGAACCTTCTAGTTTTTGTTCGACCCAAACCTTGTAACCTTCATGGTAAGGATTTACCATGTTAGATCCTACATAAACTTGTCCAGTTTCCATATCAATAAGAATGTATTTTTCTGGAGCTTTAGTGATGACTGATAGCTGAACTGGTTCTTCTAGCTCTTCTACATCAGTTCTTTGCCATTCAAAACCAATTTTGTTTTGCAGAATTTTTCTTCTTTTAGGTTGAGGAACAATTGGCATTATTTGTCTTCCTCATCTTCAATAATCATTTCGTAGTAGGTTGCGTATGGTTCTGCCCAGCCAATTAACTTACTACCAAACATTGTGATTACATCTGCACAGAAAACGATAAAACGATTAGAGGATCCTTGAACTCTGCGCCATGTAGTTCCAAGGTCATCTACTTCTTCGCTAATGATTATTTCTTCACGCTTCTTTTTCATATGTAATCATCCTCTCAATTCCTGCAGACGCTATCAGCTTTGAGCAACCGGGACAAGGAGTTCCAGTAATGTAAATTGTTGATCCCTTAAGTTCTTCCCAAGATGCTCTTATTATTGCATTAGCCTCTGAGTGAGTTGCCCAGCAGAGGTCGTAATCACCTTTAGAGTGTTCTGAAGTTGCATCCAGCGCTCGTGGACATTGACCAGTAGAGCCACATGAGCGTTCATCTCCAGGTGGAGTTCCGTTGTAGCCAGTAGAAATTATTTTGTTATTTTTGACAATGACTGTTCCATGCTGAGCTCTGACACAATCTCCACGCAAGGAAACTGCTAGAGCTATGTTCATGTAGTAATGATCCCAGTCGGGGCGGTGAATCGGTTCTGTCATTCTGAAACCCTATCAAATAAGAAACAGGGGCGTGTATTTCAACACCCCTGTTTCCACCAAAGGTAGCGAGCCTAGGTGTTTAAATTTTACTTGCTTTTCTTCTTGGCTACTGCTTTCTTTTTTGCTGGAGCCTTTTTTGCCTTGGCTTTTGGTTTAGCTTTGGCTGAAGTTGTTTTCTTTTTTGCTGCTGCCTTTTTCTTTACTGGCTTAGCAACTTTTCTGGCTAATGGAGTTCCTTCAAGAATTACTCCATCTCCATCACGATCGATTGCTCGCTTGACAAGCTTTTCAATCTCTTTGTTTTGTTGGTCTTCTTTGATTGCGTAGTAAGCAATTGCAATTCCAATCGCTCCTACAACTAGTATCACTAGGTAAATGTCCATGTGTTTTCCTTATCTCGAGATATGAACTAGCTAATACTACCCTTACCAGCCCATCCTCCGCCACGAAAGATGATAGATGTCTTGCCAAAAAACTTTCTAGCCTCGTTATTGCAGGTAGGACAAGGGGCAGTTTTTGGAGCTTCTCCAAAAGAATATTGAAGCTCTATAAGTTTGTTGCAGGTATCGCATCTGTACTCGTAAGTAATCAATGCCAAGCCCTCCCACTTCTCTTTAGAATAATGCGTCGCTGCTCTTCAGTCAACCCTCCCCAGACGCCATAGATCTCTGGGACCTTGAGAGCATGCTCTCTACATTGCTGAATAACGGGGCAAGTATTGCATATAGCAACGGCTGCTAGTTCTTTCTTACGCTTTGAAGTTCCTCGTTGATTATGCTCAAGATAGAAATCTTCAACACTAGAATCTCTACAAGCACCCTCATATTGCCATTCCCATAACTCATGAAGTGGTTCAAGGTTTAAGCTATAGCTTCTATCTAACCTAGGAATTTTTTCAGCGCCCACTTCCATCTCCTGGAACCCAAAGCTGGTCGCCCTTGTCTCTGTTCTCGTATCGAGCTAGCACGAATAAAAGATCTGAAAGTCTGTTTAAATACTTTGCAGTCAAGACATTCACTCCTTCTCCAAAACTATTAATAGCGTTCCAAGTTCTTCTCTCTGCACGACGCACGATAGTTCGTGCTACATGAAGATGAGCCGAAGCTGCAGAGCCAGAAGGTAGCACAAATGAGCGTAAAGATGGTAAATCTTTATTATAAAAATCTATTTGAGTTTCTAAGTAATCTATCTGCTCTTGTGTAATACGAAGTGGTTTTATATTTGGGTTATCTATAACTGGAGTACATAGATCAGCTCCAACATCAAATAAATCATTTTGAATAGATACAAGCAAAGACTTAATTTCAAAGTTAGTTACATGTAAAAGAGCTACTCCGATATAAGAGTTTGCTTCATCGACAGTTGCGAATGCTTCAAGTCTTGGATCATTCTTGGAAGTTCTGCTCATGTCTCCTAGAGCTGTCGTTCCATCATCGCCCGTCTTTGTGTAGATACGACTTAAATGAACCATTAATGTCCTGTCATTGATCGCCAGATATCTATGCTGACTCTGTTTGCTATGTACATTGTAAAGAGAGTTAACCCTATTTGAAGGAAAATATCAATAGACACTCTGCTCTTTTCTTTTGTGTCTAAGGCCATCGTAGATCTCCATTGGTAGAAAAGACTAATCCTAAACTATCACCAGGTAAAACAATGGTTTCGTTTATACCTTTTTGAGCCCATCCCCAGTCATTAAGAAACGGTACTAGTTGGTTTTTCTTTACGATCACTGCCCAGAAAGCGTTCTCTGGTGGCATTACATCGCAAGACTCTACAGATTTACTTGGAAGATTATTAACTCTGCAGACAACAGCATCTCCATACTTCTGAGTACCTTCTACTTCAAAACCAGCTTGTTTAACAAGTTCTAAAGCGTTTGTAGGTCCAGATGCTTTAATGCACTTTTCAACTTTAGTTGAGTTATCTAATGAACCAAAGTCAACATAAAAATTAACGCATGACTCATTATTGTTTTGAACAACATGAAAGCCACCAGCAAAAACTAGAAAAGCGATAATGGAAAGAGATAACTCTTTTTTCATTATGCATTTTCCTTTATTAGTTTCACCTCGCATGCATCTGTTGTGCAATAGGCTTCGCCAATAGCATCTGCTGCAAGACCAGCATAGACTCCAGAGAAGTCGATTGGGAATAGTTTCATTGTATATTCCTCGTACTCTTCCTTAGTTATTTGCGTGTATGGCATCTGAGGATATGTAAAGTTTCCTGAAGGTAGGAAAGATACAGTCTTAAGCTGGCCATCATGCATATGTAGAACAGTTCCGATGTGCTGCTTCTCTGTCTCTGGATCAAATGAAACTGTGACAGATACAGAGTTGTCAGACCAGTAGCGCTGAGCTGTTACTGCTAACGCCATCTTTTCAAAAATAGTTACATCTTTCTCTGCTCGCTCTGCATCAGACTTGATTGGGAAGAAAACAACTGAAGTTGTATCTGGAGACTCTGATGCTGGCTCAATTCTGTATTGAGCAAGTTTGAAGAGTGGAAGCATTGGATCTGCATTCGAGAAACGAATTGCACGATTGAAATACTTTCCACCTGGTGTCCAGTGAACTCCTGGTGACTCACCTGCAAGAATGGAAACGGTTCCAGAAGGTTTAACGGTTGTGGTCTTGATTGACTCACGAATACCTAGCCACTCTGAATAAACTGTGTCGTAACTCTTTACAACTGCGTAACCTTGGTTCATCCACTCTTTAAGAATTGGAAGACCAGTGGTATCTGCAAAGTTTGCAACACCAGAGATTGATGTTCCAATTCTGCGATTACGCTGCATGATTGCGTTGGTCTCTTCCCAGTGGGTTGGAAGAAGCGTTACAGTCTTAGCATAGAGATAAGCAAACTTGAGAGTACGCTTGAAATCTTCTAAAGAATCGTGACGATTTAGATAAGTCTCTACAAGAGTACACATTTCATATGACTCAAGGGATTGTTCAGCGCAAGGGTTGTAACCCATGATGCGATGGTCTTTGTTATTAGGTGGATCGATAAGGCGACCATACTTGCGTGATAGGTCTAGCCAAACAACTCCTGGTTCACCATTGAGTGCAATACCATCAACAATCTTTGATAAATCTTGACCTACCTCAGCTGAGACAGAGTTGTTAGACATCCAACCCCAACCGGGTGCTTGTGGGTCATAAGAATTGCGCTCTGGAAAAACTTCAGGGTTTTTTAAATTTAAAAACTTATCATCATCAAGACGACCAATAAGAAGTTCAGCGCTACGACGAACATTGCCACTAACGACGCATACGCCAATAAGATTGCCGATATCAGCAATATCAACACGAGTGAGTTTTTCATTTTCTCTCCCATCAAAAATCTTTCTGATGTAATCATGGAGTTTGATTAACGGATCTGGACCTGCAGCTGTTCCACCAAAAATTCTGATAGGTGCACCTGCTGGACGAATAAGAGAGTAATCAAAATCTAACTCTGCTTGCTCTGGCTTCAAATAAGAATCAATAAGTGCTGCAGTTGATTCAACCCAGCCTTCACGAGAATCTTCAATAACAATTGTTTTAATGTTATTTGCAATTGGCTTGTAAATTGTGAAATCTTTATCTGCACCTTGATCATCAAAACCAACGCCAACACCAAGCATTGATGCTTCCATAAGAAATGCAAATGGACGAGATGGATCCATCTTTGTCATTTCACGAGTTGAAACGAAAGCGCAGTTTTGTAGTGCTGCTGAATTCTTTTGTTCATTAACTAGTGGAGTTCCCATAACCCAAAGTCCTCGTCCTGGAGGAGTCCACTTCAATTCGAAAAGGCGCTGAAATGCTTCTTTTGCAGATGCTTGACCTCGAGCATCATTCCAAGGCAAACGGTTAGTTTTGCAATGATCTTTTTGAATTGAATACATACCATTGATAACGCGCTCGCAAACATCTACCCAAGTCTCTTTGGTTCCATCTTCTTTTTTACGAGAGTATGTGCGTAAGAATGTAATTTCTCCTACTGAATTACCTGCTGCATCTCTATAGCCAAAAGGTGCTTGTTTACTGCGAAAAGTAGAAACAAAGTCTTCTGAAAGCTTAAATGAGAATGCGACAGACATAGAGATACTCCTCGTTAGTAAAATGCGAATGGTGTGCTAGGAATACCCTAGAAGAGAATTCTACTAGATTTCGAACAACACGCTTTGGTCGTTTTGTTCTAATTCCTCTGTTTTAAACCCTAGCACCTGTGCTTGTGCACATTCAAGTCCAGCAATAAAGTGATTTGAAATTCCCTGAAGCTTAGAAGTCTCTACTATAGCTTTAATGTCTGAATATATTTTATTTCGTACATCGTATTCTATTTGTGAACGATGAGTATCATAATTGCTCCAACGAACTGCAGTGTCATCGCACATTGTTACTATTCCTTTTTATTTTTAGGAGTACAGGTGTGAGTAAACCTATGTGGATTGCAAAGATGAATGATAACTAAAACATCATCTTCATCGCATTCTCCGCAAGAGATTTTTTGAACTTGATAACCTTGAAGAACTAAATCTTTTACAGACTCTGCTAAACGCTCAGCGTTAGACTTTTCTTCAAGCATGTTGTCCGGGACACCCTTGAACTGGGCAACGAGGTTTTCCATTATTGCCTTGAGTTTCTGTTCTGCGTTGTCCACAGAACGGGCAATCGTCTTGTCTATCTAACGGTAGTGGATTAGTCATCCCAGCCTCCTTGTGAATCCTCACCAGTAATAAGCATTCCCTTTGGGAAGGAAGAAGCCCAACCTGCCAAGCACTCTGTTGAATGAAAGTAGCGTATTTTATCGATTGCTTTTGGCCAATGAAGGGTTAGGGCTTTTGCTGGTTCAAAAGTATCGTGACTTGGACATTTTTCCCAAGAGCAAGTTACTTCAACCAGTGTCGACATGTTCTAATCTTATGCTGGATGTGTATGCTTGAGTGGTGACGACACCTCATTACGATGTAGCGATAGCAACGCCTGGGCACTCTGTAAAAGCTGAATATGTCAGAAGTCTGGTTAAGACATGCGCCAAGTTAGACGAATGGGGTATGTCCTATACATGGCTAAACAAGTACTCGAGCTTTGTGCCAAGTGCTCGAGAACTTACTGCCACTGACACCTACAGCCATAACTGGACAACTAATGTTATTGGTTCCGGGGCCTTCAGCTGTGGAAAAATCTTCTGGATCGATTCCGACATCGAATGGGAGGTTGAGGATTTTTTGAAGCTACTTGTCTCATCTGAAAATATTATTTCTGGGCTTTACCAGACGGGACCTGATGGAACCGTGGCTGTGAATCGTTTGGATGAAAAGGGTCGCCCTAAGAAGGTCAATAGGGCTGAGTTCATGCTAGATGATGAGCCTGTCGAGGTGGGTGGGGTCGGATTTGGGTTTGTGGCTATGAAGCCTGAAGTCTTTGAGCAAGTGCCTAGACCTTGGTTCCTGATAGATAGGGTCAAATGGGACGAAGTGGATTTTGAGTGCAATGTGGGGGAGGATTACTCTTTCTGTAACCATGCTAGAAAAGCTGGGTTCAAGATTATGGTCGATCCTTTGGTAAGGGTCAAGCACCATAAGGAAACTGTCTACCTGCCTTAGTCTTGGATTATTTCGATTATTTTATTATCGATTATGCCATATTAGTGACTATTTTGAATTTTTTGATTTTTGGGGTAAAATCTGGGGTCTAGAAAAAAGTGCAGGAAAGTGGGTATTATATGAGATGCGGTCAAGAAAAATGAAAATAATGGTCAGTGAGGGTCAACCGCATAATTATAAAATTATATACTATGTATTGTATTAGTATCTATATTTTCATATCGCGTGTGTGCGTGCGCTACGGACCTGGCAAAAACTATAGTCACTAATATGAGCTATAATCTATAGTCTATAATCTAGGAGAAAATGAGCGTAAACTATCCCTTGACTATTGATTATCGAGGGTATAGATTATTCTCAAAGAAGGAGCGACATGAGTGACAAAAGATTGGCTGAAATCTCTCAGGAGTTAGATAGGGTCGAGTTTCGGATGAAGAAACTTGGCGAAGAGATTAAAGCTTTGAGGTTGTTGGTTGAGAAAGAATCCAAGAACATCAAGGAAATTCTGCTGATTCTAAAATTCCGAGAGGAGTTAGATAATGCAGGAAAGTAAACCAAATCTCAAGTTAGTAACTGAGATGACTGATGAAGAAGTCGAAGATGCAGTTGAGCTTGATCTAATTGAGACGGCTGCTCTTGGATTATTGAAACGGTGGTTTCCTACCAAGGTTCCTACCGATATTGAGAAGTGGTCAGAGATTGCATATGAAGATGCTGTTGCTGCTTTGACTGCTTTGAAAGAAGCAGGGTATCAACTAAAGATCGAAAGGACAGAAGAGACAAATGACACTGACAATATTTGACTTGGCTTTGATAGGAGCAACAACTGGGTTAACTAGTTTTGTTGCTTTTTTGACAGCAATGATTTATATGAAAGCTCGTGATGTAAGACGAAAGAAGATTGTCATGGAAGAGATGATGGAACAGATGCATGATCAATTCCAAACAAAACAACAGTTTGAAGAAATTGTTGAACGCTTCAGAAACAGTAGAGGTGAGGAATAGTGAGTAATCCAGCCCTAGATGCTTTAGCTGCTATGGGTGTCGATGTTCAAAAGATCGATATCTTAGATAACAGTAAAAGCAATAATAGAAGTGTTGATAGGAGAATCTGTATCTGTGGGCACTCAGTCGACAGACACAAAGACCCAAACACTCCTTGGCCATATACGCCAATTCTAAAAACTGGTAATCCAGATAATCCATTTATCTGTCAACCCAATGCAATGACCTGCAACTGTAAAAAAGTCATACCAGTACTTCTGGTATCTAACCCAAAGTACTTCTTGAAAAAGACAGAAGGTCATGGAGAACTTCATGCTTTGACTAGAGGTATTCGAGGTCTAGCCAAAGTCGAAGGTCACACAATGGAATGGCTACTTGACCCTCAATGCCGAATCTGTGGTTGCGTAGGAGCTGGAGAGCGAATCGTGCCAGCAGCCTTTACAGCAAGTGGCGAACTTAAAAAGTCACAAGGCTCTGATGGTTTCGATGCTTTTATCTGCGAGAAGTGTAGGTTGGCTCAATGAGCGAACTAGATAAAAACTTTCAAGAAACTATCTTCAACACTTTGGCAACTTTGCTTGCCCAAAATAAATTCGATACTGATACTCAATTGGATATCTACTTGGCTATGAAAAAGGCTGCTTTAGATATGCAGGAAAGTAAAGCTGACCTAATCAGAGCAAAGATCGCTGAATGGGACTCGATGTATGGAGAAGCAGATAACAGTCTCTATACCTTGGGACTACGCCATGCTTTAGATATAATAACTAATGAAGTAGCAACTGAACGCAATGGCTATGACGGTGAGAAGTATCAAAAGGAAGAGACGGATGGATTTTCGATTTAAGAAAACTGCAGAGGAGCTGAGACGACTTTTGGAACTACGAAGGTCGTCTGCTTCTCGTCCTGTCGACTCAAAAAAGAACTACAAAAGAAAACCTAAACACCCAAAAAAGAAATTCGATGAAAAATAAATCTGTAAGAATTGAAGTAGAAGAAAAGACTTTTGATGGAGAGTTCTCACATTGGGAAGCAACACTTTGGTATGAGGGCGACATAATCTGTGAATGCACTGGACCAACTTTCTATGGTGTCCTTGATTGCGTAATGGAATCTTTGGAAGATGAAGGAACACCTGTCGATCTCGATTGGCTAAGACAAGACAAGAATAAAATCTAATTTCAGAAGCACTTTTTTGGTCATACTTTTGACCTAGTTCGTACAACTTTCTCTATAATGAAACAACATTAAAAAGTCCTTATTTCACGCTTATTTTCATAATTTTGTTTATGAAAGTCCTAAACCGTCATGATGTCATTCAACTCATCAAAAAATTTTTTTACCCCCTAACAGTCATGGAATCATATGTAATGCAGGGAACTGTTTTTTACCCCCTGCAGAAACGAGTACTCGTGATTAACAAAGCAGCACTAGAGTCGTATGTGCGTAACCTGCTTGGTCAAGTTATTGGCGCAGTAATGATTGTGTCCCAGACCAGCGGAATCGCATCTCCACTCGAGTTCGGTTCAGGGGAGTGGCTCCTAGTAGCCAACGCTCTCTGGGCTTCCATCATCCCAACAGCACTTCGTTGGTTAAATAAAAAAGACCCGGCTTTTGGCCGTGTCGGCGAAGCAGTTGCAAAAGAAGCTGGCAAGAAATTGGCAGCAGCAGCTGACAAAGCAAAGAAGAAATAATAACTTAATAGGAATCCCTAGGGGGGTAAAAACTCCCTAGGGGTCTTCCCATGTATGAGGGGTAAAAAAGTTTTCCAATGACGGACATCGTGCCAACAGATTTCGACGGAGCTGAAGACAGCCCGGAAAAAACATTTCCACTTGTCGATACGCCATATGACAAACGGCCCAATCTTGAAGAACTCGGTATCATAGAGGTAGAGAGAGGTGTCTGTGAGGACACCGTAGAAAATCGGCGAGCACTTCGCCATGCAATGCTCAAATGGGATTATGTGTATGACACAACTGGGAACGCAACTGGTCACATAGCCGCTAGGTCCATCGAACAACAACGGGACAGAGCGATGATCAGCATCAATCAGAAGAAACAACTTTTGTTAGATCCGGGAAATATCAACTCAGATTTTTTAACGGGCCTCGATCTTCTTCTCGATGACGATGCTGCAAAGATAGTTCCGGGTTGGGTACTTGGTGCTACGAGAGGCTGGCAAAAAGAGCAGGAAACTGGAGGCCCCGTTTCTTCCCGCCGCCAACCAGCTGGTCTACCCGGAAGATGCACAATGATTAAAACGGATGGCCTTCGTTGTATGTTGTGGCACAGCGGCAGAATCAAAGACGCAGGTCTTTGCAATCTCCATCTCGGCTCCACTCGCAGGACAACAAGTTCAGTGGAACGGGCCCGGGAAAAAGTAAGTCAGATTTCCATCTACGCAGTCGATGTCCTTGAGGAACTAATGGACACTGCCCAATCCGAACCAGTCAAACTCAAAGCGGCTACAGAGATTCTTGACCGTGCTGGTGTTCGTGGTGGTATTGAGGTCGGCGTGGACATCAACATGAATGAACGGCCAGCGGGCGAGATTCTAAAAGAACGGCTCGATAGATTGCGAGCTGCCGCGGTTGAGCAAGTTATTATTTCCACAGAGAACGGCGTGGAAACCGAAGAGGTTTATGAGATAACAGATGTAACTCCAAGAGAAGACGGATCGGATCCAGATGCCCGGAACTAACAATCTAGAACAGCTTGAAGAGCTAGCGGCCCGCCTTCAGGAAGATATAATATTAGCTAAGTCCCGTGAGGAACATGTTCGACTAACGGCACGGGCAAATGCAGCTGCAGCTATAGTCCAGGAAATGAAAACTCCAGAACAAACAATTTAAAGATCGGCGAGCCGGGCGGCGAGGGATAGCGAGCGCTTATATATAACGGTCAGCCCTCGAGCTCAGATCCAGATAGTGGAACGGGTGTTGTTAGTTCCGGGTACAGCTAGCTGCAGATCCTGTGGATAACCGTTCAGACTTAGAACTAACCCTGTACGCTACTTGCACTTATATGACGGGTATGTTTTAATCGCCATCTTGTCCTAGTGGGAGTCAACGCTCGAAAGAATCACGGGGTTCTCGTATTCATCCCCTTGCATACCGGGCGAAGGACGATCATGACATGGGTGTTCGCGGTTTGTGATTCTTCCCAATTCGCACTCGAGTCGTACCTGCTCCCACTGGGCGTCCAAACAAAATCACCAACACAGGTTGTGATCAGCTCTGCCTGGAAATAACAAATCAATGTAGCAGCGGCAGCAGCTGCAGCTGTCAAGCTTTTTAAATTTTCATTTCCGGGAAAAGCACTCTTCGCAAATCGGACAAATCCCCGGTACGAGGAAGACGGGCCCAGGGCCTGGAACTAATAATGTTTGAATGCCAGATCCAGATCTGCAGCTGACAGCGGCATGCTGTGCTGTTAGTTCCGGGAGGAATTACACGGTTGTGATTTGGTGGCGGTAGAGGCGGAGGCGGCGTGCTTGCATCAAGCCCGGAAATAATAAAACAACGGCAGCGACCTGGGATCCGACGGGCGTCCCCTGGAAATTACAACGGCAAGTTACTGGCCAGTACAGCTGTAAGCTGCAGCGGGCAAGACATCTTGTAATTTCCGGGCCAGATGGAGATCGTTGAATTTTCAACAAAGCGGCGAGGGAATGGGAGGGGTAAAAATATAACGGGTTGGTTATTGACATAGCGGCGAGGGAATGGGAGGGTTATATATACAAACGGATGAAGGAGTGACGACATGCAAACATTTCTGCCATATGCAGACTTCGCACAGAGTGCACAGGTACTCGACTACAGGAGATTGGGAAAACAACGGGTAGAGACTTGGCAGCTCATCAGAGCAATCAACGGTGAGACCAAGGGATGGAGGAATCATCCAGCCGCTGTGATGTGGAGGGACCATGTCCCAGCGCTCGCAGTCTACGGAAAAGTTATTTGCGAAGAGTGGATTCGACGAGGGTACAACGACTCGATGCTGCCGCGGTTTGAATTAATTATTTCCGGGTCTGAAGATCTGCAGCTGCCAGCTTGGCTGGGAACTGAAAACTTTCATAAGTCCCATCGCAGCAACCTCCTTCGTAAGTTCCCGGAGTACTACAGGTCCCATTGGCCAGAACTTCAAGATGACCTGCCATATGTATGGCCTGTGGATAACTTGGTTGGAGTCTGACGAGGAGGTCCAGAAGATCCAGCCTGGAACTAACAATGTTCGTTGTTACATGCACAGCTGCAGCGCTGCCAAAAATTTTTCTTGACAGTACTTGACATCGATTGCCCAGTTCTATAATATAAATTCCACTAGCGAATGCTAGGTTTAAATGACGAAGGGATATCAATCAATGGGTCAATATCATGTGCTCGTAAATGTCGACAAGAAGGAAGTAGTTACACCCCACCAACTCGGCTTGGGGCTCAAGCAATGGGAACATCTTGGTGAATTCAACGGCACCTTGGCTGACGCCCTTTATGTTTTAACAATGACCAGCCCAGCTCGAGGCGGCGGCGACTTACCTGAGACTGTAATTTCCGGGAGATGGGCGGGGGACCGCTGTTTTGTTTACGGTGACTACACCGAGGAATCGGATTTACCAGACGGCATCTTCGACCAGGTCAAAGGGAAAGTAGATTCTGAGTTCACAGAAATCGGCGAGCTCGTATCCGAGGAACTTGGAAAAATATTTGGATTCCGAATGGAAGGCGAGGGTTGGAAACGGCGAGTCGTAATGACGGCTTGAGCAAATAGCGGCACGGGAAGAGCCCGGAAATAATAACTTAACGGTGCACCTTTAAGCTTGGCCAGAGAGCCAGCAAGGTGCATCGTTTTTTCAATAACGGCGAGCGCAAGTGGAGGGTATATAAATGGGTCGCAAGATTGTGACACGGATAGAGTTTGAGTTCGATGAGGACCTGTTGTATGAAGGAACTGACTCAACGGATGAGAGAAGTGACGAGGATGTGCTGGACTACGCAGCGGAGTGCTTCGTCGACGATATCTACAACATGGTGAAGTACAACGAGTTGTATGAAGTTGCTCGAGGACAAACAAGATTCGTTGATGACGAAGCTGCAGCTGCAGAACCCGGAAATAACAATGTCTGATGTCTAGGGCCTGGATGCCATCCAGGCTCCAGGAAATAATAACTCGAGGACAGCGAGGAGTTTCTGGCAGCGCTGTCCGGGAAATAACAAATCCAAGGAGAAAGGCCAGGGACCCAGAGTCCCAGCCCGGAACTTAGAATGTTTTATTGTGCCAGGGCCCTGAAGGTAATCACCGGGAACTGATAACTCAACAAGCAGAGGACATGACCAGACAAACTCTTGACTTTTATTTTTTCTATAATAAACTCTGTAATGGCAATCAAATGACGAAAGGAATGCCATGCCAAACTGGTGCGACAACACAGTGTCCATATCTGGACCTGATGAAGCAATCAAAAGATTAGATAAGTTCGTAGGGCGACCATTGGTCTCTGATGAGGAAAAAGTAGATGAACCCATTTTTGCTTTGGGCAACATCAAACCTTCTACTCCTGACCTAGACCCTAAATACGCAATGTTCCCAACAGAAGGAAAAGATGATTGGTGGCACAACAATGTAAATAGTTGGGGAACTAAGTGGGATGTATTTGGCGAGGGAGTCAATCGCTACATGGAGGAAGGCGCCGTAAGTTATTCGTTCCAGTCGGCTTGGTCCCCACCAACCCCGGTAATAGAACGGCTTGCCGAGATTTTCCCGGAAGTAAGAATAGAGTTCAAGTATATGGAAGGTGGCATGGACTTCTGGGGTGTTGAGGTTTATGAGAACGGCGAGTTGGTATCGGAGGAAGGTGGGTCAATAACTCACAAGGCATACGAGGTAATGGAATACGAATGCTACGCATGCCAGTCCTACGAGGAAGAAGGCGAGAGCGAGGAATACTTTGAGTATCTCCATAGCGACTGCCCACCAAAAGTAGAACGGCGTGCCAAGAAAAAGAAGCGCAAGAAAAAAGAAACGGCGAGCGCATAGGGGTAAAAACTAACGGCGAGGGGGTGGGGTAAAAACCTGCCCCCAAGCAAACGGCAAGGGAAAAGACGGGAAGCTGGATCGGATCTCCCGGAAATGAAAACGGATAGATGACGCACAGCTCAGCACGCTAGACTTGACGGATAGAGAAACGGAGTGAGTATGGGTCGCCTACATTATTTTGATATTGACGGGAACTATGGGAACGCCGACAAGATAACGGTCATAGGTACAGAGCAGTGGATTCGTGAGGACTTCCTGCTGGTGCGTGAGTGTAAGGACGAGGATAGGTATCTCGTTGCTCGCCTTGTATCTGACTGGATTACAGAGGGTCGGGATAACAAGAAATATAAAAAAGAGTTCAAGAAGTATGGACTAAAGCCCCACGACACAAAACCTGCTGAACCTGAAATCCCAGAAATTGTGAAAGAGGTTGATGTAGCCAACTAATAATGTTATTTCCGAAGCATAATGCTTTGCTGACCTGAACGAAATAACTATCTAACTTTCTGCCCCCCACGCTTTTACTCGTCATTTGAGCGTTGAGGGGCAGAACCTTTTTACCCCCTTTCTCTATATCCACGACACGAAATAAGAAAAACTTGATTTATAGAATAGAGTGTGGAAAAATTGTCTTATGCGTTAGGGAACGCATGAACGACACAGAGAGAAAAGAGAGAAAATGCTAGACAAGGACAAGCCTATTCAGGGTGTTTCGGTCTATGCCGAGTTCGCAAAACCCGGCTATCGCACCGAGATTTTTATTACGCCTGACGGATTTTCTAACGAGGGCAAAGTAGTTCCTGCCAAAATCTTTAGCAGGATTACCAGCGCAGACAAGCCAAAGAAAGTTTGGCAACAATACACAGTTCAGTTGGTTGAGGACATGGCTAAGGTTGGTGAAACCTTGCTTGATATGGACAAGCGAAACGAATATGTGGATAAGCGATTAGCACACCTAGAAAATGTATTCGCAGGTTTGGTCGCTAACGAGTGGCAGATTACAAAAGAGCCTATCCTGATAGAAACCAGCAAGAACGACCTATCAGAACTCGCTGAAAACAAGACACCTACAAAGGTGATTTATCGTATCAACCAAAGCAGGAAAGCACTTGGCTTTCCTGAAAACTTCTAGGGGGTAGCAAAAATGGATTTGGAAACTAAATCAAAACTCACTTCCATAAGTGGAAGTTTTTGGAAAATCGTAAATGAGTGCCTTATTCAGGGTGTTGATGATGAGGTTAGACTTAGACTTGGCGCAGAGGTAAAGCCAAGTGGTCGTTGCGTTGAGAGAGCGAGTGGTGATGAAAGAAAAGCACGAACCAGCGCACCTACTCCTAGTGGTGTAGAAGTGGCGAATATGGAAGCAGATGAGTTCTATGTTCGTCCTAATGGACAAAAGTATTTCACTCGTTCATGGGGTATCCACACAGATACAGCAGTTCTAAGAAAAGCAAGAGAAGCAACTAACAACTTCTTTTCTAGTGGAGTTGGTTCGCCACAGTTCGCTTACTTCTATGGAGTTCCCGGAACAGGAAAAACTGCTTTGGTAGAAGCAAGTTTCCATGACGACAAAGTTATTACTTTGGTAGGTAATGGTGATACTGATACCAATGATTTTTATGGTTCGTTTATCCAAACCCCTAGTGGAAAGTTTGAGTGGGTAGATGGTGGATTTATTGAGGCAGTAGAAAATGGTTATGTATTTTTTATTGACGAGATAGGTCTTATTGACCCTAAAGCGTTGGCAATAGTTTATGCCGTCATGGACGGACGAAAGAGTATTACTATTCCAATGAACCCTGATAGAGGAACTATCAAAGTCCATGAAAACTTTTATGTAGTTTCAGCGACTAATCCAAACGCTCCCGGAGTTAGACTTTCCGAAGCCATGCTTTCTCGCTTCCAACTACAAGTGGAACTAACAACTGATTATGCGCTCGCAAAGAAGTTAGGTGTTCCAGCGACAATGGTGAGCGTTGCTCAAAATCTTTACAAGCGCACACAAGGCGATAGTGCTGAAATCTCATGGTCGCCACAAATGCGTGAGTTGATAGGTTTCAGAGATACTTCCGATATTTTCGGAACAGAGTTCGCTATTGCTAACTTGATAGCAAGTGCGCCTGAACTAGATAGAGATGTTGTGGTTGATGTTATCTCTAGGGCGTATGGCGCAGAATATAAACCTGCCAAGATTTAGAAAGGGGTTTTTTACCCCCTTCTAATATATGGGCGAAGGTGGGGGCTTCTCTCTCCCCCACCTTCCCTTTCTAGGATAGAAGTGATACGATTAGAGAGTAAGGACACACGACAAGAAAAGGGAACAAAATGGCTCATATAAAGCATAAGGAAGCCACTAACTCAAAGGTGAAAACACCTAGCGAGTGGCTAGGCGTTGGTTATGAAATCACGCAGTTAGTAAATAAGTGGTCTGATAGAACAGACCTAGTTGCGCTAATAAATCAAGAAGCAGGACAAGGCGCACCTGCTTGCTATATTCCAGCGTTCGCAGAAGTGGAAGTAAATAGCAAAGAAGCGTTTGGGGAAATAACAACTCCTAATCAAGTCAATGATTTGACTAAGAGAGCGAACCAATACGAGTGGGCTAAAGCCACAGGTGCTATTCGCCATGAGGCATACCACGCAAAGTTTTCTGCTTGGGATATGCCAAGCGCAAGTAAGGCTCTCAAAGATGATGAGTATTCTGCTTTGGTCTTACTAGAGGAAGGTCGCATAGAAGCGTGGGGTATCAAGACCCACCCTGACGCAAAAGTTTTTCTACGAGCAAGTGCTATGGGTTTGATTATTGACGAAGCAAAAGAAGTATTTGGAAAAGAAACTTCCAGCGTTGCTAGTGCTAGTTCGCTAGTTGGTCTATGCCACGCAAGAGTTATCGCAGGTTCGCTTGATGAGGACGAAGCACTAGACCTAATCGCAGAAGTAGAAAAAGTATTAGGTAAAGAGTTAGTAGATAAGTTGGAAGCGATTATCAAAGAGTTTCAGGCACACTCTAATCACACAGATATTTCTGCTTGCTATCCATTAGCAAAAGAGTGGGCGAAGTTAGTTCGTGAAAAGAAAGAGGAAATGGGTGAAAGCGAAGGTGGTTGCGAGTTCCCTACTTTCGTAGAGATTATGAAAGAGATGTTAGGGGAAATGGAAAAGCAAGTTCCTATTTCCAATGAAAGAGATTTACAAGACCAAAAGCGTTCAGAGGATATGAAAGAGAGCGCAACTGCTAAAGAGCAGACTTCTAAAGAGCAAAAGAAAAATGAGGAAATCGCTAAGGAAGTATTTTCTAAATCAACAGGTCCCGGAGAGAGCGCAACTCGTTCTCGCCTAACAGAGAAAAGACCCCCTAATGGCGCAGAGCGTAATAGCGCAGTAAAAATCGCTAGGGCTTTGGAAAGAGCAAAGTATCGTGAGCGTGGTCTTACAGAAAAGGGAAGTGTAGTTCCCCCCGGAAAACTAAACACACGAAAGATTATTGAGGCTAAAGCGTTAGAGCAAAGAGGCGTATTTACTCAACCAACTGCTTTCACAAAGAAAGTTCGTAAGCACACAGACGAGCCACCACTAACAGTTGGAGTAATGGTTGATATTTCAGGTTCTATGGGAAGTGCCATGAACCCAATGGCTTCTACTGCTTGGATTATGAGTGAGGCAGTTCGCCGAGTTCAGGGAAATGTCGCTATGGTTTATTACGGAAGTGATGTGTTCCCAACTCTCAAAAGAGGGCAACGACTAAAAGAAGTAAATGTTTATTCTGCCCCTGACGGAACTGAAAAGTTTGATAAGGCGTTTCGTGCTTTGGACGGCGCACTCCACTTGATTTATGGACAGGGCGCACGACTTCTCGTAGTTGTGTCGGACGGACAATACACACCACAAGAAACAGAAAGCGCAAAGTCATGGATAAAGACCTGCTCTAAAAACGGCGTAGCAGTTCTATGGTTGCCTATCGGCTCTCACGATTACTACGCAAAAGATATTTGCGAGGGTGCTAACGCAGAAATCGTTGTCGGCATAACTGACCCAACAAGTTCGGCGTTGGCTATCGGAAAGTGCGCCGAGAGAGTTCTCTCAACGGCAGGAAAGAGGTTGAGCGCATAACTCAACGGCAAGGTTTCGTAGTCGGGTATCGTTCCCAAAAGGTTCGTGTGTCCCCCCTGCTACGGATAACAGAACCCCCTACACAAGTGGTTGCGTAGGGGGTTTCTGCTTTCGGTATATAAGAGGGGGGTAAAAAATAGACGGATAGAGTTTTACCCCCCTTCTATATATGGAACTTAGATTTTCAGTTTCCAACTCCAGCCGGGAACCCAAGCCAAAAACACGCTCAAAAATCTTGCCAGCAACAATGCTAACTTCGGGAACTGAAAACTTTGAGATGAGATAGGACGGGTGCTGGCAACTTAGATTTTCATTTGGTTTCAGGTAGCCCAGGTCAGCAAGCGTGATTTTGACCAGGGTAGCACCAGAAATAGGGAACTGAAAACTTTTGGTTGAGAGCAAATGCTTGAGGTTCTATTTTAGAAATGCTACGCTTCTCTCAAGCCAAATGACGAAAGGGAAAAAATGGTTGAGTGCGGTTCATGTTTGGGAGTCCATGAAGTTGAGGACGACCCATGTTATTGCGTTGTTTGTTCTAATAATTACGATAGTGGTTGTATGAACGAAATAAATGGAGAGCCTGTTTGTTTCGGTTGTTCAGAGAAAAAGGGATACAAGAGGGATACAAATGAGTAAATACGAAGTAGTGGTTTCAGCAAACATTAGAACTGTATGGCAAGCCGATAACGAGCAAGAGGCTCTACGGCTGGCAGACGAGTGGGTGCGACAGGAATACGGCGACCTGATACACAAAGCTAATCTTGATGTAAGGGAGATTTCATAATGGCAGAAATCCACTACCTCATCTGCTTTGATACAGAAACTCAAAAGTGGAAGTCGGCAGATGAGGCTTTGGGTTCTTGGTTTAGGAACGGCGTGGTGTGGGACGGCAAAGACCACGAGGAAGGTAAGTGGCGACCACTCAACTATGACGACCCTGTTGAAATGGATTTGGAATACGAGGCTTCCGATAAGGTCGGCGAGTTGTTGAGGAAGCTAAACGGAGATATATAACTAGGGGGTAAAAATGCCAACGGCAGGGGATTACGAGATAGAGTTTGTTTGGCATGACGGAAATGTTCCTGATGCAGACCACCAAGATCCGATTTGGTGGGAGAACGGCGCGGTCTGTTCAGTTCGGCTTGACGATTTAGAAGTTGTAATTCATAAAGACGGCGCGACTAGAATTGAGGACAGGGAAACGGGAAGTATTTACACCAGCAGTAGTGAGTTCCCAGCAGAGGTAAACGGAGATAAAGCTTTAGAGGAAGTGAGTTCAGGGAACTATCCACGCTTCTATTGGGAGAATAATCCGTGGTTTGATATTTACACACCTGACGGAGAACACCTAGATATGGTTGGTCATGGTGCTGATGAAGTGTTTGATAGTGCTTGCGATTATCTGATAGAGCAGTTCACGAACTTATGCCAAATAGAAAACAACCAAATCCCACAGGTTGAGGGAAGGCGCGTTGTGGTTGTTGATTTTGGGGACGAGTAGTTATAGAATATATACACAAGGGGTAAAAAACGAAGGGACACAAATGCACACAGTTCAGTTGCTTCTCGTAGAGGCAGATACTCACCAAGAAGCAGTAGAGATAGTAGATAGCAAAATAAATGACTGGGAAGGTCATTGGTCAGACTGGCACGCCATTGGTGGTCGTTGGTCAGGTATCTTTGGTGATAACCACCCTGATGTAATCAACTACAAGAACGAACCTGAACTATTTGAGAAACACCTAAACGATTTTGTTGAGGGTCGCAAGAAGCGTTTGGAAGAGTGCTTACAACGCTTTGAGGAAGGTGGGAAATCACTTAGTCAGTTTGTTGATACTTACAACCCTGAAATCTTTGATATTGATATGAACCTTTACTCCCTGAAATGTATGGTCAAGGTTTTGGCAGGGGACTGGACTTACGACAGTTGCTTCTTTGACCTAGAGGCTTATTCTGAAACCCTAGTTCCTTTCAGAGAACGAGTTGCGACACGCCCAGAAAAACAGTTTGTCGTAGCAGTTGATTTCCATTTTTAGATTTTATAGAATATATCCAAGAGAGAAGGGATACCTAAAATGGGTATGGATGTATATGGGAAGAACCCACTAAGCGAAGTGGGCGAATATTACAGACAAAATGTTTGGGGTTGGCATCCACTTTGGCATTACATTGAGTTGTATCACGAACAATATGCGAACAAGGTTCAGCATGGACACTCTAACGATGGAGATGGATTAGGCGCAGAAGACAGTTCGCAGTTATCACTTTGCCTAAAACAAGATTTGATTACAGGTATGGCAAAGCAACGCCTTGATGAGTGGCAACGACAGTTAGATGAAATGCCTTTAGAGGATTGCGATTTATGTAATGCCACAGGTATTCGCACAGACCCTAAAGGAAAAGAGTTCGGCATGGATAAGAAAGAGTTATCTGCCGAGCAGAGTGCAAAGTTAGGTCGCCGTATTGGCTACTGTAATGCTTGTGAAGGTGTTGGTAAGAAAGAACCATTTATCAAAAACTACTCTACTAGCCTTGACGATATTCGTGAGTTTGCTGATTTCTTGGCAGACTGCGGTGGATTTGAGATTTGCTGATGAATAAGAAAAATACTGAAAAGGCTCGCCGAAAGTTAGTCGTGGAAAGCACACCAGCAAAAGACCAAGACATAGTTTCATTTGTAGCGCAGAATGTTATGAAACGAGATACGAATAAGGTCTATCTCGCTCAAAGAGGTATGCGTGTTCATAATAAACAACTACTTGCTAAGAAATGCTATATCTGTAAGCACACAGGTTCTTTGGAAAATCAACTAATACCACGCTGGATTTCCAAAGAAACAATGGTTTGTATTTGCGCTGGTTGCTACGAAAGAACTAATGGTTGGGTAAAAAACGAACCTGTAAAAACTTGGGCATGGTGGGAAAACAACAAGGAAGCAAATGTTCTCATGAGTGCCGTGAGTGCTATGTCCGACTCGAAAAAAAGAAACGAGCAAGGATAACTTGTTTTTACCCCTATCTATAATATAGACTTAGAACACCGAAGCGAGAGAAGGGAAAAATCAAATGACGGCTTTCGGAGAAATGGTTAGAAACACTACTTATGTAGTTCAGACACCGACTTGTTTTGTTTGTGGCAAGGACGGCGAAGTAGAAGTGCCAATGGAAGGATTTTTGCGCCGACAACTCGGTGCGCTAATCCAAGACGCTTATCCTGAAATCGGCAAGGACTTGCGTGAGCAAATGATGACGGGTATCCACCCACAATGTTGGGAAGCAACATACGGCTCAATGGAAGGGCACGCCTAACGGCGTGCTCTCTCCATATATAAGAGAGGGGTAAAAACGGCGTGAAGGTGAAAGAGTTAGTGAAACAATTAGAGGCGTATGACGGCGAGGACGAGCTTATTGTCGCCTACTGGGACAAAGAGATAGTGAGTATGTATGGTTCCCCGGATCTAACGGACGAGGAGTGGGGTCAAGTAGTTTGGAGATACGAGGACGGAGAGTTTAGTTGGCAAAGTGATGCCGCAGTTCTATTCGTTGATTTATCAAAAGAAGTTAGAAAAGAAACAGAAAAATACGGAAGCGAGAAATAAATGTTTTTCAATGGATTTACTTTACTGATGATGATTATTGGTGGTGGAATTGGATTTTGGATTTCACGCTGGATAATCACTACTGAATACCTTGTGGATAACTTATCTCGCAGGGTTGGATACGAATACGACAATGAGGGGCAGGTAGTTATTTACACAGGTCTTTATGATGATGAGCAGGAGATTTACGCTGATGGCTACTAATTTTTACCCCTTATCTATGTATGCCACGACACGAACCAAAATGGAGTTGTGGAATAATTTTTTATAGGATAGAGTTATACCACTAGGCAAGGAGCCTAGAAAAGACAAAGTGAAAGGTAGGAAGTAGCCAATGGCTAGCACTATCAAAAGCACCACAACTACCAAGACCAAGAAGGTCGCTGGTAAGGCAGTAAAGACAACCACTACTGAAACAACAGTAGTAGCAACTAGCGAAGTTATTTCGCTAGACAAGAACGCAAAGAAAGCAATAAATCTCGTAGCAGAATTAGTGCGTTTGCGTGAAAACATTTCCGATTTGGAAAAGGCAAAGCAAGAAGCCACCGAAAACATTTACAAACTTATGGGTTATGAGCAAGTAAAGGTTGGCGAAAAAACTAAGTGGGTAGGCGTTGCGAAAAAGGGAACAGTAAAAGGCGCAACAGTTATCACAATTTCAGAACGACCAAGAACAGATGTGGATACGAAAGAACTAAAACTTTCTTATCCTGAAGTGTATGCTTCGGTGGCATACGATAACCCTTACTTGGTTATCTTGACGAAGTAGGTATCCCTAGTCCTACAAGTCGGCGAACCCCCTTGCGAAAGCAGGGGGGTTTTGCTTTTACCCCCTTTCTATATATAGGAGAGGGGTAAAAAGATTAGGGAAGTATTTTCTAAAAAAGGTTGTTATATAAAATGAAAAACTCATTAGGGAAAGAGAGTATATGGAACAAGAGTTAGAACAAGAGTTAGAAGTCTTGAGAAGGAAAAGAGCCTCAAAAAAACAAATAACAAAACATCAGGACCCGGCTTATAACTCTAGCGATAGTAGAAACAGTAGAGCGCGTAGTCGTTATGGAAAAAGAAAGAAACGGCGTAAGTAAGAGAAGCCCCCGCTACGGCGGGGGTTTTTCTTTTACCCGCTTGCTATATATAAGAAGGGGGTAAAAAAGAAACGGCACGGCACGCTATTGCGAAAGAGCAGGAGAGTGTTATAGAATAGAACTACCGAACTAGGGAAAGGGAAAACAGTGAAAGCAAGTTGCGTAGAGTGCGGGCGAGTATTCGACCTAACTAATGAAACGGATTTACAGGAAGCAAAATACGGGCACGATTGCGAAGCACCAGCAAGCACCCGGAACGAAAGTTATTGGTTCGACCACCAAGACGGGAGATTTATCTAATGAACGGCGAGTCTAAGTATTACTCAACGGGGCGAGACCTATCTATCTCAATAGTAGAAATCAAGGCAAGCAGTATGGAAGAAGCCGAAGCGGTTATGCAGAGGTTCATAGATGAAATCGGCAAGGTGATGAAGGACGAGGTTCGTTGGGACGAAGCGGATTGGACTATTCAGGAAAACACTATGAACGCAGAAGGAACGGGTTACGAAGTAACGGACGAGGGTGTTCCAGAATACTTTGAGATGAGTGATGTGGAAGCAGATGCCGACACACTTGCGAGCGCAGGACACGGAACGGACGAGGACTACGGATACTACGGAGATTAGTGCCGATATATAAGAGAGGGGTAAAAAAGTCCCTGGATCCAAATTGGGTTCAGGGATTATTTTTTGGCGTGTTGTTGAGAAATGCAGGAAACTAGAATAGACTTTGCTCACTAGGGAAAGGAGATACTACAAGTGGGAAAAGAGTTACAGGAAAAGCTGGACGCAGTTGCGCCAGAGTTAGAAAAAATACTCGCCGAACTTCTTGAGGAAGTAGAAAAATAAAAGAAGTCCCTCACCGAAAGGTGGGGGATTTTTTCTTTCTGCGTGTTGTTGTAAAAGTCAGGAAACTAGAATAAACTTTACTCACTAGCCCAAAGTGGCTAGAGAAACTAGGGACAAAATGAAACAAGGAAAAGCAGTAATCATCAAGGCAAATGGCGCAAAAGAGGTCGTTACTTTCACTATCGGAGAAAGTTACAAGGTTCTATCTAATGCAGTAGAAGGAATGATTGAGTGCGTTCGGCTCGCAGAGGATACCGATATGTGGTGCAACGAAAATGGAATTGCAGAAGGTCGCGATTTGAATCTAATGGCTTCGGCTATCTACAACGAAACTTTCGGAGTAGCGAATCCTATTCTTGGAAATGTAATCATTACAGGTGGCGCAGATGAAGAGGGCGAAACGCTTGGGCTTACCGAGGAGCAGGTTCAGAAGTGGCTCGCCTATAACAAGGCGATAATTCCAACGGCTTACTTTGCAGACCCAATGTATGCCGAATACCTAAACAGGTAGAAGAATCAAAAAGAGTCCCCCGCCGAAAGGTGGGGGATTTTTTTACCCGCTTGCTATATATAGAAGAGGGGTAAAAAGGCTAGGGCTAAGCGTCGGCAGGAAGAGAGAAAATATTTTCCGGGCGAAAGGCATCGACAGCTAGCCGGGAAATAATAATCTATGATAGAGTTTGCTTGCCGTCGAAAACTAGGGAAAGGAAAACGATGAGCACAATAGAAGTACAGGCAGGGAAAGTATCTTTCTCGCTAAATAGTGACTGCCAATGCTTTGACTGCAATAAGTGCGGTATTGGTTATATGGGTGGAGAGTCTGGACAAAAATGCGATGACTGCACTGGCGGAGTCTTAGAGCACGCTAATGGTTGTATGGGTTGTTGGGACGATAGCAAGGAGATGTTTTATCAGTCTCTCTATGAATGGCGCAAGGAAGTAGGCGTATCTTGGAATCTAGTGCGGATTGAAGGAAGCGCAATGGGCTGGACTAGAAGCAAGGGAAGCGCCGTAGTGCCGTTGGAGAAGGCATTAGAAGCAATTACTATCAGAGGTGACTTTCGAATTGAAGTGCGGTTGGAAGGAAAGAGTTTCAGCGCTCGCCGTTACTCACACGATGAGCCGACAGGTGCGAGTTTCTTTTTCACGCTAGTCAAGGGTGAAGAAGACTAGAAAGGATACGGAGCGCGAGAAGCCCTGCCGAAGAGGCGGGGCTTTCGTGTTATTGTTGGCATATATAGAAAAGGGGTAAAAATGGACGAGATACCGAATGTAAAAAATGTAATGTTTATTGGGGATTATTTTTCAATGATTGTGAGTGTCGCCGTTCCTGGATCCGAAGTGAAGGATGGCGAGATATATGAAGATGCTTGCTTGCGTGCCGCCGGGCGCTTGATGAAAGAGCATTATGGTTGGGATGTTCAAGCAGTTAGTAATCATATTGGCGTACTTGATGAGGGAGACCCTAACTGCGAGACTTGCTATGGGGCTGGAAAGATGAGTGCCGAAGTAGCTGGCTCAATGCGTGAGGTTGAGTGTCCCGATTGTTTTGCAGGTAGGGGGTAAAAATTTCTGCACCGACTATCGTTGGTGTTAGAATAAAGTCACCGGGTAGTAGCGAGGATTCCCTTCCTATCGCTCCCCGATGAGGTGAGAACACCCTACTCACCGCACTTTACCCCTGCCTCCCTAGCGGGGGTGAAGTGTCTTATTTGCAAAATGCAGGGAAGTAGTTTAGACTTTAGGTAACTTGGTAGGGGGCAGTCGTTGGTCAAACGAAAGTCTCGAAACCTGCAGGGGGCAGAAACAATGCGACGCCCTACCGAGTCTAATACCACCGAACAAGGGAGAAACAAATGAGTGGGTATTATCCAGAAGGAAGTATGAAAGGGTCAGGTATTGACTCCGTTGATATTACTTTGGAAGTAGAGTGCGAAGAGTGCGGTAAGGCTTGGGAAGAAGATTTCAGCACCGACGATTGGGGAAATGTTGAGTCAGATGTGAAGTGCGAGTGCGGTCATACTTGGACTTTTAGCAAGGAGCAAGAAGAGATAGGCGACCCACACGAACCCGACACTTTAGAAGAATTATGGGGCGACGCATAGTCGCACCGAAGGAAGCCCCGTCGAAAGGCGGGGTTTTTCTTTTTCAGCGATATATAGAAGAGGGGTAAAAATCAGGGAAGCCCGGTGCGGTTATTCTTGAAGTCATGGAAATCGTTCAAAAGTATTATCACCCAAATGGTGGTGGTGCGCCGTTCATGGTTGCAATTGTTGATGACCCTGCAGATGGAGACACAAAACTTGTAATCATGTTTGAAGAGCCAGAGTGCACCGCCGTTCTTTCGTTAGACACTTTGATAGAAAGTGAAGACATAGGTAAGAGAAACTCTTATTCAGGAGAAAGATACGAATACGCTTTGCGTGATGAGCTGTGGAACGACCCTAACTACTAACTTGTAAGGAAAAAGAAGTGACCACAATAGCTGCAATACAAGGTGAAGGTTGGGCTGTTGTTGGCTATGAGTCTAGGGTTTGTGAAGAAGATGGCCGGGCTTATACCTTGCCAAAAGATAATGGAAAAATAATAAAGAATGGTTCATATCTTTTAGGTGCGGCCGGGGATATGAGAGCAATAAATATTTTGGCTCATGTATTCAAGCCACCGATTTGTAGTCCTTCAACAAGAGGCGTGAAGTTAGATAAGTTTATGACTACACACTTTATCCCGGATCTAAAAAAGTGTTTTGAGGAAAACTCTTATTCAAAAGATGGTGAGCAAGATTCTCAAATAATGGTTTTGGTCAATGGAACTATCTATGAAATAGGCGAGGACTATTCTTGGTGTCATGATGAAATGGGAGTGTATGCCGTTGGTTCAGGTGCGCCGTATGCTTTAGGTGCGCTCAATGCGCTCGCAGATGGAAAGAAAAGAACTCTTACAAATGCTAGAAGTAGTTTGAAGTTAGCGCTCGCCGTATCTTGTAAGTTTGATAAGCAGTCAGGCGAACCTATCTATTTACAGACCCAGTACGCCGAATAGGGGTTTTACCCCCTTTCTATTTATCGCTTAGGGCAGTCAGGGCAGAGTAGGTTTCTTACATAATCTCTTGAGCGAATAGAAAACTTTTCTCCGCATAGATAGCAGTTTATCCAAATCATTACTTGCTTTGTTCTTGCCACTTGAGTTCCCTTTCTCTTGGCTTGGTATAAGTCTATCCTAGAAACACGCCGAAATAAATATTTAGCGTGGTGTGTTGTAAAAGTCAGGTAAGTCGTTTAGAGTTATCTCACTAGGGAAAGGAGGGAACCAAATGGGAAAAAGTTTTGCAGGGATAGACGCACCGAAGTATCCAGATATTGAAGTGCAACTTACTGGCGAAGATGGAAACGCAGTAGCGATTATGGGTCGTGTTTCTAACGCTATGAAGAAGGCAGGAGTTTCTCAAGAAGAAATAAACGCCTATCTTGATGAAAGTATGTCGAGCGATTACGACAACTTGCTACGAACTGCCGTGAAGTGGGTTTCAGTATCGTAAGGTTCTAAAAGATAAGGGGGGCGAAAGCCCCCTTTATTTTTTACCCCCCTTATCTATACCGCAAGAAGCGTTGATAAATTTTCAGAGGTCCTGGACCCGGAAATGAAAACTTTTGGTTCAGACTTGAAAAAGTCAGGGAAGTAGATTATTATTCAGGTATGAAGTTCTTACCCGATAGCGCAATACTTGGAACGCTTGGACATATCAAGCACGCTGGCAAGGCACGCCCTAAGAAGCGTATTGCTCGCCGAGTTGATACACGCTCCGAGTTTGTAGGTGGTGGCGACTTTAGAAGTCTTGAGCAGTTGCTCGCACTAGCGAAACAACACGCCGAGAAATCAGGGAAGTAGAAAAAAGCAGGGAAGTAAGATAGAGTTATCTCACTAGGGAAAGGGAAAACAAATGGAAGCAGTATTTACTTGGGTAGAGCGAAAGACTAACTCACGCCTTACACGCAGAGGTCGCTTGGTTATTGGTTGGGCTATTGCGCTCGCCTTCCTTGTGGCGTTTGGTCTTGCTAACTATGCGACAACACCTGCCGAGTGTCGAGTCGAGGTCGAGCAGATGTCTAACTTTTGTAAGGAGTTGTTATACCCATGAAAAACGATTTACTAGAAAAAGAGTTGTTAGAGGCATACCGAGTTTATGGGTATGAGTATGACGAAGAGTTTTACCCCATGTCTATATATAGAAGAGGGGTAAAAACAGAAGTAAAGGTAGATGAAGTTCTTATGGAGATGTTCGTCTATTGGTTGGACTTGGTAAATGCTAGTGATTTTGGAAATGACGAAGGACTAGAGGGGGTCTTGGTATGAGCAAGAAAAAGGGAACTACTGCGCCGACATGGACGCCGTTTGTAGAAGTCGAGGCTATTGGTGGAGAACTTGGCGAACATGAAACAATGTGGCAGAACAGATTTTATGTAGTGATTAGAAAGTATCTTCAGGGAACTCATGAAGGGGCTATTCACTTGAGCATTAGACATATCGACAGAAAAGCCATTAGAGATTGGCGACACTTTCAGCGTATCAAAAATGAGCTGGCTGGAAGCGATAGAGAAGGGCTAGAAATTTTTCCACCAGAAGAATATCTAGTTGATACCGCTAATCAGTATCACTTATTCGTCATGCCAGTTGGGCAGACAACCCCTTTCACTTGGAAGAGTCAGGGTCGTATTGTTGGAAATAAGGGAGACGCAGAAGTCATGCGAAAAATGGTGGACTTGGGAGTAAAGCCCGAAGAGACAGTCAATTCAGTTCAGAGGGAAGTGGAAGCATGAGTGAAGAAGTATTAGACCCTCAAGCAGGGCTAAGTGACGCCGAGTTCGCTTGCCTTTTGATGAGGTCGTGTGCGGTTCCCGAAAGTGCGCTTGCAGGTGCGTTAGGGCGCTCGCATTATCAAGAGTGTGGATTTTGCCAAGGAACAAAACAAGTAGACCCAAGAAGCATTAGACGATGAGCATATATAGAAGGGGGGTAAAAAATGTACTTTGATACTGGAATGATTATTGGAACCACGATTGCGCTCGCTGGATCCATTTTCGTAATGGTTGTAGGACTGCGCCGAACAATGGAACTAGAGCGAGTGATTAGGATAAAGAACAGACGCATTATCGAACTGGAAGCAGAACTAGACAAAAACAAGAGAAAGGCAAGGGCTTAGGTCGTGAAGGTTGCGAAGATTGCAGATGAGGCTATCAAGCTTTATCAAGAAGGATTGGCTATTGAGACAGTTGCCGAAGAACTTGGGGTTTCTTACCGAACTGCAAGAAAGGCAATAAATCTCAATGGTGCAATAACAAGAGACCCCTCAACAAGGGTCAAGGGTCGAACAGACCCTAGAGGTGGAAAGAAGGTAACGAAGAAAAGATGAAACTAGAAAACATAGTTTGGACTGCGGTGATAGCCCTAGTCATGGGTCTAGCAACCATAGTCTCTGCCGTTTATGGAGACTTGGTCTATACGACTGGCTTTGGGTTGTGTGCCGTGACATCAGCCCTACTTTCTTCAAGAGAAAGACGCTAGAGGTTGCATTATAGAGAAGTGGGGTAAAAGCCACTTCTCTGCAACTTTTTTGAGGCATTTTAGGTTTTTGAGCGTTTAGCCTAAGAATCCATGATTTTGTGCGTAAAAAATTTTTTCAGACACACGCTTAGGGCGACTTGACTACTGGACTTCCCTGCATTTATGCTAAGGTTGTAATCAAGTAAGACCCAAGTGACACAAGGAGATATACGAATTAGACACTTGAAGTAAGGCTATCCCCAAGAGGCGATGGTCGTAGGTTGGCTAAGTCAGCAACCTTGTCCCTGTACCCTAACAAAGGAAAAACCGAATGAACTATTCTCCAAAGCAAAAAGCGGAGAACCTGCTGGCTATCATATCTATGATGATAGTGTTCAGTTCAGGTGCGGTTGCTTTAGCAGTAGAGAAAGAACAAGAGGTTGTCGCAACAGAGCAAGTGGCAACTAGAAACATATCAGCGCTTCAGGCGCTCGCAGGAGAAAAGAAGGAAGTCGAGAAGAAGCCAAAGCTTCGTCCACTTTCTTACTTTGAAAACAAGACAAGTCTTACCGATAAAGAGTTGGTAGAACTTTTGCAGGTTGTTGGCTTTACAGGTCAAGAACTGAAGGAAGCATGGGCTATCGCCAAGAAAGAAAGTAATGGCAGACCTTTGGCTTTCAATGGCAATAAACTAACTGGAGACAACTCATACGGAATCTTCCAAATCAACATGATAAATACTTTGGGAGAAGACCGAAGAGAGAAGTTTGACCTAGACCATAATGCCGACCTATTCAACCCCGTGACTAATGTGGAGATTGCTTTCCATATGAGCAATGGTGGAGAGAACTGGAGCTCATGGCATATAGGCAAAGACGCTTATACTAGTACTAGTGGAAAGCACTTCGCTAAGTTCAAAGAATGGCTGGCTAAGTTTCCCGGAGAGGTAAAGTAATGAGCGAGCAAGAAGAGTTGAAACCTATGCTTGGTTCACTAGAGCCAGTAGTTGCTAGCCCTGCCCCAGTTGCAGAGCCAGTAGTTATGGTGAAGGAAGAGCCAAAGAAGGAAGAGCCAAAGAAAGAAAGCAAAGCCCCGAAGTTGAACACCGAAGGCGACAAGATCGTTTTCATGTCTGCTTTGAAGGTTGGTGCTTATGAAGGTAACTCCGAAAGTGTAAAGACAGTTCAACTCCGTTTAGTTGAACTTGGCTTCGATACTTGCATGAACGACAAGTTTGGTCGTTTGGGAAGTGGAGCAGTAGAAGCGATAAACGCTTACAGAAAATCAAAAGGTCTTTTAGAGAATGGCGCTTTTGATGAAGAAGTCTTGGCACATTTATTTGCTGGCACTAATGTAGGTGTCAAGCACTAAAGCATTGCAACAAAAAACCCCCTACCTTGCGGTGGGGGGCTTTTTGTTTTTGAAGCTTTACCCGTATACAACCTCACCTAGCACCGCAACTTGAAGAACTGCATCACCGCAAATAGCATCGTATTGGTCGAAGTTGAATAAGTCCATGCTTACTTGGTTATTAGCAATAGGAAGAGCCTTGCCGAGTTCTTCAATTCCAATAATCTTTTCAGTCTTTTCTTCAGTAACTTCGTCAATAGCAACTAAACGAACTTTGCCGATCTTATCCCAGTCGCCTTCTAGATATTCGATTTCGTTCCAATGAGTTCCGAAAGTTTCAAAAGCAGAACCGAACACCGCTTCCCAAAGTTCTTGTTCGTTGATTGTTACTACTATGTCCATTTGATTTCTCCCTAGTGCGGTTGTTTGTTGTTTGTTTACCGCTAGGAAAATAGTAACCTACTTCCCTGCAACTTTGCAAGTCCAAATATGCCGTGTCTTAGAAAAGAAAAAACCCCCTATTTCTAGGGGGTCAGTTCTTTGCCGTTGGGAGTTAGGCAATAGGTTGCAAGATTCTTGGTAATGCTTTCTCTTCTAAAGTTCTTGCGGTGTTATCAAGAAAAATCCTATGAAGGATTTCAGTATCAGAGAGTTTGCGGTATGAACTTAGAAACTCTTCATGAACTATTAGTGCGGTGATGTTTGTTGAACCTTCGATTAGTTCTTTGACACTTGCGGTTGTGTCAACATGGAAGTTATGAGGAAACCCCCCTGCGACTATATGAACTCCATATGAAATCATTTGTTTTCTCCCTAGTTAGTTAGTTGATCGTTTGACCAACAAGAGAAGCATATAATACTTGTCTGCACTTTTGCAAGTCGTGTCGTAGATTTTTTGTAGGTGTGTCTAGTTATGACCTTGCATGCTTGTCCTAGATTTTTCTAGGCTTGGCTTGTAAGTTACTAGGCTAAAGCTTTGAGTAACTTACTTGGAAGTAACAAGTTAGTTTCATAACCTTTTTTAGAAGTCTAAGTTACTCATGAGTAAGTTGTTTTTGTATAAGTTTTTTGTATTTATAAATATTTTTTATAAAAGCCTTATATATTTTTGTTATAAAAATAAATATCTTTTTTATATTTTTTAGAGCAAAAATAAAAACGATCTTTGAAAACATTGCTTACTTTCTTGAAGATTTTTTATTTATTTTTAGAGCAAAAATGGGGGGTAAAAAAGCATTATATTTTTTAGGAAAAAAGCCCCGGAACGATTTTGAAAAGTGCGAAAACATACCGTACCCTTCTCCGGGGTCAAAAGCAAAATATGGAAAGGTTCATATTTTTGCTTGCATCGTACAAGATTAAGGGTCCTTCTTTAAATTCACCTTCTTTATACTCCCGTACAATTGCTTTATGGACAAGCAGCTCAAACTTCCCGTAGACGAGATGCACTACCTCTCTACCCTCACACGAGTTGAGATGGAATCTCGCCTTCGTGCTTTGTGGAAAGCTGGTTGGTCCTTGGCAATTATTGGAGCGTCTTTTTCTCCCCCTCGCCCCAAGACCACCATCCACTTTTGGGTTAAGCGAGCACAGGATCTCAAGCTCTCTCGTCCTATCCCATCTCCTGCACCTAAGTCCTTAACCACTTCTGTGCCTACCAAGAATGCTCCTCGCCTTAGATCCATTTCTCCGGGCGTCCCTCCCGAAATAAGACCCCGTCTGAGGGAGTTATCTGCCCTTTCCAAGCGCTACAGAGCTAAAACACGCCCTGACAGTCCTTTAGCTCAAGCCAATCAAGAGTTGACCTACCTAGCTCAGCAGTTACGGGCTCGTGGAGTCCCTACAGCCGCTATAGCAGAGGCTGCAGGAGTTACCTATCGTGCTATGGCAAGGCGTTTGAGTCAATGATCAGAAGCTATAAGACAAAGAATGGCACTTATAGCGAGAATGACCTTGCTGTAATCGTTTGGAAGAACCCTAAGAAGACCAAGCGTCCTCAGTCTCGCCAACTTGAGACCATGACCAGCCCTCACTCACGCTATCCAATGGCCTTTCCTCTCAAAAGTCTTATTCAAAGTAATGCTTTCAAAGCAGCTAAGCAGGTTAGAAGCTCTGACGAGTTCTTTACAGAGATCGATAAGACCTCTAGGAATGCTCCAGTGCTTTTGGTTCTACCTCTAGCAACAGTTACACTAGGTTGGATTGATTTTTATGTTCCAGAAGAGTTTGTAGAAGGGGAAATCTAGATTGAGAGCAGTTTCGGATGTCTTTCCAGCAGTTGTTTGGCTTGCTCCACCTAACTCCATTGGCCTAGACGAGCTAGTAATTCCAGGCCCATGCCCTGAAGGCACTCGCAAGGTTGATCGAGTCCGAGTTGTGCTCCTAGGAGATAACATTTTGATAGCACAGGACACTCCAGAAGGCCCTAAACTAGTTTTTAGAGAAAAATACCTGCACAAACATACTGACTACAACCATCATGCCGTCCTTACCGAATCTGGCAAGGTTGTAGCCTTCAAGAAAGATGCCAGCTGTGGATGCGGGTCGCGTCTACGAGGTTGGAACCCTTATGGGCAGAATAGTTCTGTCTACTCGAGTCAGGATCCCGAAGAATGATAGATATAACACTTTTACAATTTGTAATTTTAGGTCTAGCAAGCTACCGAGTGACTCGTCTCTTCACCAGAGACATGATCACTACCTCTCTCCGTAATGCCTTTTGGAAAAAGTTTCCACCAGAGTCTACCTACATTGGCTACCTATCCACCTGCGAGTGGTGTTTTAGCTTTTGGATCGCAGCAGCCTTTGTTGGAGGCTTCATAATCATTCCATCAGTAATCTCTATCATTGCTATAATTTATGCTGTATCAGCTGTAGCTGGTTTACTGACTGCGTATGAAGATAAGTAAGACTTCATATTCCGTTGAAGATGACAAGGAGTTCTAATGGGTATCTTTACAAACGATAATCCTGAACAGTCATCTCCTCAACCTCCAAAGTCTTCACGCAAAAGAACTAAATCAACTTTTTCTCGTTCTACACAAATAGTTCAAGCCCCAGCAACTACATCTTCAATAATTTCTGTCTTTAGTAACAATGCAAAAGCTGTCCCTTACTCTGCACCTAGATCTCTTACAGCTGCAGCAGCTCAAATTAAAATTAATGACAAGGGAGAGTTCGAGCAATTTAGAATTCGTCGTGCTGCTGGTTCTAGCGCATGGCAAGCAGAGGCTTGGGAGTATTACGACGCAATTGGCGAAATCAAATACGCTTTTAATTTAGTTGCATCTGTTGTTTCACGCATTCGTATTTACGCAGCTGCAATTGATGATCCATCAGAGCAACCAACATCTGTAAGAAATTCAAGCATTGTTGATCAAAGACTTGCTAATGCAGCTGAGCGTGCTCTCGGTAGGCTAAACTCAGCATATGGTGGACAAGCAGGACTTCTTAAAGATGCAGCACTCAATTTGGCTGTTGCAGGAGAATGCTACTTGGTTCAAATGCCAGCTCGTCCAGGAGCTAACCTTCCTGAGTCTTGGGACATTCGCTCTGTTGATGAAGTAACTGCAGATGTTCGTGGCGGATTTAATGTTATTGGCCGTCGTGAACAATCAACATCTTCACAAGGCGCAACTGCAAATACAAAATTAGGTAAGAATGCATTTATTGGACGCATCTGGCGTTCACATCCAAGATTTTCGGATGAAGCAGATTCATCGCTAAGAGGTTTGCTTGATCTTTGCGCCGAACTACTTCTACTGAATAGGACATTCCGTGCTACTGCTCGCTCTCGCCTCAATGCTGGTGCTCTTTATCTTCCAGATGGTCTTTCGGTTGCGTCGCAAGGCGATCCAGACTACCCCTACGATTCTGAAGATGGTATCGGCGCAGGGTTTACTGCTGAAGAAGCAGAGGACGAATTCGAAGAACAATTAATGGATGCGATGACGACTCCAATCAGAGATGAAGAGTCAGCATCAGCAGTTGTCCCATTGATTATTCGTGGTCCAGCAGAGCTTGGTGACAAAATCAAGCAATTTAAGTTTGAGCGTTCGTTCGATCCTGCATTAGCTCAGCGTGCAGACCGTGTACTAGAAAGAATCCTTCAGGGACTTGATGTTCCAAAGGATGTGGTTACTGGTCTTGCTAATGTCAAGTACTCGAACGCTCTTCAAATTGATGAATCTTTATACAAAGCACACATCGAACCACTTATGTTGCTTATTGCAGATGCGCTAACTGTTGTTTATCTTCGCCCATACCTTCTTGCAACAGGTTTTGAAGAGTCACAAGTTAACAAGATTGTTGTTTGGTATGACCCATCAGCAATTGCAACTCGCAATGACCGTGCAGCAGATGCAGACGCTGGTTATGACCGCATGGCTGTCTCTGCAGACTCATGGCGTCGTGCTCATGGCTTCTCAGATCAAGATGCACCAACTCCTACAGAAGTTGCAGTACGACTTCTACAAGAGAAGGGCGCAATCACTCCAGAATTTACAGAGGCAATGCTTGGAGCTATCGCACCTGATGTAATTAATCAGATTCGTGGTGCACAGCAAGCAGCTTCCGTTGCTCCACTACCTCCAGAGGTAGAACAAGCACTTCAGCAAGCAGCTCAAGGAGCTGAGGCAGCAGGTATAGCTGCAGAAGCACCAGCAGAGGAGGCTCAGCAGTAAATGGCTGAAGAAACTTGTCCTCCAGCAACGCAGGACATCGCTCTTAATCTTGATAATCGCAAGAATGCAATCGATACAGCAATGTATGGACCACTTAACCCTGCAGAACCAAACGAAGAGTATTGGTCAGCAATTGCAGATGAGTGGAAAGTGGATACAGAAACTGCAAAGAAACAAGTTTGCGGCAACTGCGCTGTCTTTATTCAAACACCACAGATGCTTGATTGCATTGCAACAGGACTGACAGGAGAACAAAACGATGAATATGATTCTATTCAAGCAGCTGGCGACCTCGGATACTGCGAAGCGTTTGATTTTAAGTGCGCTAGTGCTCGGACTTGCCGCGCTTGGGTTGCTGGTGGTCCTGTAACAGCAGCTGCGAAGAAAAAGCGAACAATTTCCCAAACACCTGCTCCAAAGAAAGATCGCATTAAGGGATCAAGCAAAAACAAAAAGGGTTCAGCATCTGGATCTCGTAAAATTAATTTTTCAGCATCTGTAGAGAAGTCTCTTCGTGAAAAAGTGGCAAAGCATAATGAAAAAGCCTCTAAAGGCCGTCGTGCATCTCTAGGAATGCTTAAAGCTGTATATCGCCGTGGTGCAGGAGCTTATTCTGTGTCACATAGACCAGGAATGACTCGCAATCAATGGGCAATGGGTAGAGTTAATGCATTCTTGCGTCTTCTTAAGTCTGGAAAGCCATCAAACTCAGCATATGTAACTGATAACGATCTACTTCCATCAGGACATCCTCGTTCGACAAAGAAATCGAACTCTATAACCGCTGCAGCTGGCTTAGTTCCAGAAGAAAGCGATCTAGCAGAAGCGCTGATCGAGATTGCAGACAAATATGGAAAATTCAATGAAGATGCCACAGGAATCTGGGCAGGATATACACCACCAGCAGAAAATGATGTCAAAGGAATCGGAGTCAAGTGCTCTAGCTGTGTTCTATACATGGGTAACGGCCAATGCCGAATCATTGACATGGAAGTCGAAGACGAAGGTAAGTGTCGTTTCGCGGTTATTCCAGATGGCGTCGTTGATGTTGGAGTTCTCGAAGGTGAGAAGCTCGGAAACAACATCCAATCCGAACGAGAGCTTGCAGAACTCGCAGAGCAATGGAGCTACCAGCAAGAATTAGAAGCAAATATTGGAAATGCTGAGGATTATCCAAATCCTGAAGATGCAATTCTTGCTTTAACAGAGTATTCAAACTTAGGATATGAAGCAGAGCATGCAATTCGTGCTTCTTGGCTTCGTGCAGTCCGCAATGGAGAGGATCCATTCAAGAGAGCAGCTCTTCTAGCATCTCTAGGTGAAGAAAGCCTAGATGCAGACCTACTTCCTACTGACGAGGAAGAATAAGATGATTTTTAATCAAAGAGTATTATCTACTCGTGAGCAAGCTCGACTTATTCGTCGTGAAGTAATTGAACTTGTAGATAAGGCTAATGAATTCTCTACAGGGTCTCGTAGAGTTAATCGTAAAGCTGCTTACAAAGTAATTTCACGCTCTCTTAGCCAATCTAGAGGTCTTCCGTTCTCGATTCGCAAGCACAAAGCTATTACAGACCTTTCAACATACATCGCACTTGCTAAATATAACAAAGTTGTTGGTCTACTAGCAGACCATACTGATCTTCTTCCAATCTCTCATCCAAGATCAACCAAAATTAATGCGCTATCAGCATCTGCACTAGTTCAAGCAAAAATTCGTTGGTATCTTGATGACCCAAGAATTAAAGATGACACTGTAAAGTCACTTGTTGCATCTGCAATGGCTGCTCCAACAGATTCTGCAGAGTACAAATACGCTCTTACTCGTCTAGAGAATCTTCCAGCATCAGAACTACCTATTGAAGTTCTTACAGCTGCTGCAAATCCATTTGCAGGTAAAAACTCTGCTGCTGCTCGTCGTGCTCGTGAAGCTATTCAACTTTCTGACCGCTTTGAGCGTTGGATCAACATGGGTAGGTCACTCGGTGATCGTGCCACAGATGGTTTTAGATCTTATGTCCGTAGAAATGATGGAACAACAAGAAGCCATTCTGGAACTGTTCTTAATCAGAATATGTTTGAACCACAACTTGTTGATATTGAAGTTGGAAAAGGTAAAGTTTTTTCTGTTCCAGTAAAGACTGGTGAAGGCTTAAAAGCTATTCTTAAAGACCCAGACTCTGTAGACGGTTATTCTCAAGTAGATGCAAATCCTGGAAACGCTCCAGTAATTCCAGAATCTAAACTTACAGAGCTAGAAGCTCCTAGTATCTATCGTAAAGAAGATGATTACAGAGGTAAAGGTAAAAAGTTTACAGATGACAAATATGACATTATTAAGTTTGATACTCCTAAAGATGCATTGGTCATGCTTGATGAATCAAACAAGCGTGCAGCAGAGCTAGATAAGCCAGCTCCAAAGCAAATTAAAGCTGGAGAGATAGATGCAGATACAGGTCGTCAGTTCTGGAACCCAGATGAGCCAGTGTTTGCAGTTTCTAGACGCGGTAAGAAAACTGCCTTTGCATTTGCTCAGAGTTGGAAAGATGTTAACGAAGAGATCATGGCCGATGAACCAGATCTTGATGAAGAAGAGGGTCGTGATTACACTCGTCCAGAGCCAAAGAAAGAAGGCGATGCAGACGACACGATTCCACTCATAGAGCAAGCTAATAAAATTTTTGATGGCAAGAAGCGTAAAAAAGATAAAGTCGAAACAGCTCCTGTATTTCCTTACACAGTTCCAGAGCGTGCATATGAATTTAATCCAAATGAAGAATACACACCAGAGTTTGAATTTGATGACCCACAATCTCTTTCTCAAATTGATACTCCAAAATTAGAAGAAGCTCTTCTTCGTTCTGTAGAGCCAGTAAGCGCAACTGATAGAGCTACAGGTTTTGCTCCATTAGATCTTCCAAATGGAGATACAGAAGATGTTTCATCAGAGGCAATTGCAGCAGCTCTTAGAGAAAAGGGCGAAGATGCTGAGATGTCTCTTGCTAAGGCTTATGACACAATTGCAGGAAATACTAAAAACCAAAATGATCTAACGGCTTTTCGTGAAGGCCGTAAAGCAGAGGATGCTGCAAAACCAGCAGATCTTGAAGAGAAATTTGATGAAGTAGTTAAAGAAGAACCAGAAAAGGTTGAACCTACACCTATTCCTGATGAAGTTGCAGAGGATATTGCAGATACTTCAGAAGGTCTTGTAAGAGATCTTTCAGATGAAGAGCTTAGAAAGATTCCAGCTCTTAAGGGTCTTACAGATGAAGAGTTTGACAAGATTGTCAATGATCCAAATTATGATTACTCAAGTGCAATCCCTAAGATTGATGACTTCGATGTACCAGAAGGTATGTACAAGCCGGGCGAGTCTACAGCTGAAGATCGTCTTAATGCTTTAGAGCTTGCAGCAATTTCAAATAGAAGAGCTCCTAACTCTTTACTAGAAACCAAATTGAAAGAAGCTATGGATGGAAGTGGTCCAGAGTTAGGTAAAGCTTCTATCCCCGCCGCTGATGAAAATGGCGAGCCAATAGATATTCCAGTATCTGCAGAAACCCTCCGTGATGCTATAGCTCTTCGCGGCAAAGATGCTGCTAAGGCTATGAAAAAGATTGCTAAACCAGAAGCAGAAGAGAAGCCAGCTAAAGAAGAGAAGCCAGCGGAAGAAGAAAAAGAAACAAAGCCAGTAGGAACATATAAGCGTTCTGGTGGAAGAACTCTTCTAAAAGATGGCAAAGGCAAGCCTTTCACATCTAATAAAGAAGTTGCAGATTTCTTGGCAGAGAATGGTTTTGAGTACACAGAAAAAGTTACAACAAAAGATGGAAGAGAACTTCCAGTATTTGCTCACTCAAAGCAACAAACAGATGAAGAGTTTAAAGCTATAGCAAGAGAGCTTCGTGATCGTTTTGGTATTGATCTAAAGCCTCGTCCTGCAACTACTCAATCACCAGCTCAAGAAGAGATTGATTTTGATGCTCCATCTTTAGAGAAACCATCAGAAGAAGCACCTATACCTGCTCCAGCTCTAAGCAGAGAAGAGCAAAAAATTGCAGATTTAGAAAATGAGCTTGAGATGGTTGAAAGACTTATCAAGCAAGATGATGTCAAACCTTCTGTAAAAGATAAGATGGCAAAAAGAATTGAAAATATCAAAAAAGAAATTGAAGACCTGAGATCTGGAGAAAAAGCAGAAGAAAAACCAGCTGCTACTCCACCAACAACTCCTCCATCACCTCCAACTCCAACTCCTTCACCTGAACCAGACCCTGAAGAAGAGCCTAAGCTTCGCTCAGATAAGCGTATAGCTATGGACAATAGAAATAACAGAGTAAATGAAAATCAAAAGATTATTACTCAAGATAGAAATGTCTTTACATTAGATGGAAAGTTCCTTGGAAAAATTCCAGAAGGATTCTCTTTAGAAGATTTCTTCAGAGCATACTATTACAGAGCAGCTAGAACTGATCGAGATGCTGAATCTATTTTTAATGCAATAAAGCCGTCTGAAAAAGATAAGCCTTATGATGCAGATGTTTATCCTACACGAGAAGAAGAAGAAGCTATTGAAGAGGCTATTAAAGCTGATGAAGAGGAACAGGAATTTACTCCTGATAAAAGAGCAGTACTTAAGAATCTTGTTAACGAGCGTCGTATTGTTCAGGATGCCATTGATGAAGCTGATCTTTCAGATGAAGTAAAGCCAGAAGAAAAACAAGCTCTTCGTGATCTCTACGATAAATTAACACGAGCAATTGACGCAATTGTTCTTGGTGAATATGTACAAGATGCTAAGTCTCCAGAGAATCAAGTAATGGATGAAATTCTTGGTGGAGAAGAAGCTCCAACTCTTGATGAATTAATTGATAAAGCAAAAGAGAAGACTGATCCGTCAGCTCCAATTTTTGGTTCTCGTAAAGACATGATCTCTAAGTTGATGTGGTTTAAGTGGGGCGCTGGATTTAGAAAGAACGAGTCTCCTTACATCAGAGATGCAATGAGAAATTATGAGAAAGAGTTAAACAAGCTTTCAGATCAAGACATGATTGATCTTCTCAATCTTTACTATGATGAAATTGATGCTCGTATGGAAGCAGAAAGAATTGCTTCTGACCGTGCAAAGATTATTGCCGAAGCAAGAAAAGCTCGTCGCAAAGCATATGAAGACAGCCTCATTGAAGAATTTATTCGTGGCAAGAAGGGTGAAGCAGCTAAGCCAACTCCTGAAGCTCCTGCTGCAGAAGAAACTAAAAAACCTACAGACAGCCTTAAGGAAGGGGATGAATTTTATCTTCCTGGCGTTGGAATGGTTAAAGTTAAAAAAGTAACTTATGCTCCAGTACCTGGTCGCGGAGTGCTTGTTGAGTATGAAGATAAAGAAGGTAAAACTGGAAACACGGAAATATTTGGTAAATTTGTAGAAACTCGTGCTCCAGAAGCTAAAACTGAAGAAGCTCCAGCTCCATCAGCAGCAGAATCAGCTCCAGCCTCTTCTCTAGTTAAGAAGATTAAATCAAGAACTTCCGAATTACAACCAGGCGATGTTAAGGCAGATGATTTCTTCACAATCACTAAGATTGAACAGGAAGGAACAAAACCAGTTCGTGTTGATGGACAGGTTCAAGAAATTCCTGCATATAGAGTTACTGGTTACTATCCAGGTTCTGTAGAACAGTCCAGCAAGCTCTGGTCTGACAACTATGCACCAGAGGTTTATCGTGGAGCAACTCCTCCTGCAAAGGGAGATCTTCCAGAATTAAATCAGCCTAAAGCTGAAGACTATGGTGACTTTGCATATCCAAATCAGACAAAGGTTAAATACAAGGACCGCACACTTTGGGCTCCAAAGGATAAAGCTCTTGCAGACAAATTCTTAGAAGATTACAAAGCATATGACGAAGAACTTGCTCGTCGTAAAGCATTGTGGCAAGCACCAGAAGTTCTTCCAGAGAACGACGAATCTAAATCAGGCTCACCAACAACTCCAAAGAATCCTCTTTACACAGATAGCGTTCCAGCATCTGAAGTAAAGGAAGGCGATATTGCATTCAGAAGAGACAAAGATGGTCTTAAAGAATTCTTTGTTGTTACTAAGGTAGTTAGTGATAGAGATGGCACAACAACTCTTGAAGGTCACTATGTTGGACACCAGACACAAACTAAGGAATGGCGTTCTGGAACTAACATTGAAGTAATTCGTGGAGAAACTAATCTTCCTGCAGCTGGAGACAAAGAACCTCTAGATCGTCCAGATAAGACTCTTCCAAACTATGCAGAACTTGAGAAAGCTCGAAAAGAAAAGATTGCTGAAGCAGATAAAGGTTACTCACCAGTATTTGCAACAACAGATGCATTCAAGGGAGTTACTCCTCTAGAGTCTAAACCAAATCTTCCAGCATTCTACGGATCTGCTGAAGATCTCCTAGCTCTTGGCGATGGCTCAGCAATTATGAAAGCTCTTGACGAAAAAGGATTTGTTGTCTTTGACTTTGAAACAATCGGAAAAGATGTTGCTAACTCACTTAACCCAGATGCTCCTATTCAAGTTGCAGCATCTAAGTATCTAAACGGTGAAAAGGTAGAAACACTAAATCTTTTCATCAATCCAGGCGAACCTCTTTCAACTTACTACTACGAAACAGATGAAGCTGGAAACAGAGTTCTCAAGGCTGATCGCTTAAGAGACTCTGAAGGTAATCCAATTACTGATGAGTGGCTAGCTACTCAGCCAAGCGTTAAAGATCAACTACAGAAACTCATCGACTTCTTTGGAGAAAAACCAATTCTTGTTGGTCAGAACAACACATTTGATATCAACTTACTTGAGCGTTGGGCAGAAAAGCTTGGACTTGATTTCTCAATGGGTGGAGCTGTAGATACACGAGCAATTGCTAAGATTTTACAAGCTAAAGATCAAAAGTCAGTTGAATTCCCAGAGAATCCAGCTGATGGAGATGTTGTAACTATAAATGGTGGAGACTGGGTTTACTCAGAAGAGAAAAAGCGCTTTATAGCACCGTCTAATTCTTTGAAGCCACTCGCAGAGCGTCTAGGAGTTTCCACAGATGCTCCAGGTGGATTCCACGACGCAGCATTCGATATTGATGTAACAGAAAAAGTCCTTCGCGCTCTTATGTCTCAGGTGCAAGCTGGAGACTTTAAGACAACAGGAGCAACCAAGAAGTATGACGCTGGATATGACAAGTGGATTAAGTCCCGTGATCAGAGAGTCAAGGATATTGCCGCAATTCAGGCAGATAGATTGCTTTCTGGTAAGACTACAGATGTTGATGCAGCTGTTGGAGAAATCAATGCTGTTGGCGACGAGAAGGTTGTAATTGTCGATGGAGAAGAGACTGTAGTAACTCCTAAAGTTTACAAGTCAGCATTCTCAGACCAAGTAATTAATAAAGACTGGGTAGAAGATCCAGAAAACACAACATTTATAGAGAACGCAAGGATCAAAGATCTAAAACTTGGAGACTTTATTGTTGGTAAGAATGGAAACTACCAAGAAGTAGTTGCTTTTGACGATGACGATAAAGATCCAGCAAATGCAATTAAGGTCTTCCGTGCAGATATTGAAGATGGCGTAGTTCTTGAGAATAGAGATTCAGATAGAGAAGATGGCGGAACTGGTTTCTATCTAAATGGAAGACTTGAAGGCGGAATCTTTAGACCTAATGGAAACAGAGATAAGAGCAGTGCTCAGATCAATGTTGATTCTATTAAACCAGAACCTGTAGACGAAACTCCAGTCATCGTTGAGCCTGTAGCCCCAGTAAAGGGCGAAGAATTAACTGATGACCAAGTAAAGACAGTTGTTGCAGATGTTATTGATGACATCACATCTGGTGCAAAGCCTGAAGCAACTATTGAAGAAGCTGTTAAGGGTGCAAACATTGATGAAACCATCAAGGAGCAAGTACTTGGTGCAGATAGAGAAAAGACCTCAGAACACCTCACCAAACAAGGCGTACAGCTTGCTAAGGGAGACAGAGTTCTTAACATCAAGAACAAGAAGACTGGTCGTGTAGTAAATCTATTTGATACATATGGAAAAGCTGGATACTCCAACTACGCAAAGATTAAATATGATGATGGCTCTAAGGGACCTGTAGCAAGCGACAGCTTGTCAATCATTGATGCTGCAACAGATGGTTACACACCAAGAGTTATCAACGCTGGTGACATTCTACGCCCAGCTGATAAGACATCTACAAAGACAGTTCAAGATGTTGTAGACACAATCAAGAACATTCAATCTAAGCCTGTTCCTGAAGGTGTAGATGCTCCAGAGAATCTTCCAAACCCTGAAGAGCTTGCAAAGACTTGGAAAGATAAAGAAGCAGAGCGCAACAGACTTGCTGAAGAATTAAACTTTGTCTCTACATCCCCAGAAGTTGTTTCTGCTATTAAGGAAAACCTTCCAGCTAAGGTTTCTACAGAGAGCTTCATGCCAAGTCTTAAGACTGGCGAACCTATGACTGTCACTTTTGGTTTTGATAAGCCAAATGGAAGAGAGCTTGCAAGCTATGCAGATATGATGAATATATCTGGACCAGATGACATTTTGGTTTTCAAAGCTACTCCAGAGTACATTTTAAGAAAAGAACATCTTGCAACAATTAAGCCAGATGGAACAATTACTTGGGTTGGAGAAAATCAAAAGAATACAACCTCTATTGACTTAAAGAACGCTTTAGACTCATATACAAATCCTGTAACTGGTCTACAAGCTATGGCTGTTATGCCAGAGGATGATGACGAAGAACCAACACCGAGCGTTCTTGGTACAGATGAAGATGTCTTTGACTACAGCAGAATCGCAAGCATTAACCCAACATCTGAACAGCGTTCTGTTATTTCAGCTGTAATGACTGGAAAGAATGTTGTTGTTCGTGCTTTAGCTGGAACTGGAAAGACTTCTACTCTCAAGCTTGCTGCAAAGCGTCTCAAGGCAGAAAAGCCAGATAAAAAGATTACATACATCGTATTTAACAAGTCTGTTCAGGTTGAAGCTTCTAAAGAGTTCCCAGATAACACAGACCCAAGAACTGCTGACTCGATTGGTTATTGGAATGTCTCACCCGCTTTAAGAGATAAAGCAAGAAAAGCTGAATTTATTCTTAATGCTCCAGATATTTCTAAACACCTAGGAATAGTTCCTACACCAGTGAAGGTAAAAGGAACAGAGCAAAATCTTTCAACAAGAGACATTCCTAAAATTCTTAGAGATGCTCTTGATAAGTTCACAGCTTCAGATGACGATAAAGTCACAGTAAAGCATTTTGCTGGAATGAACTTGGATGAAGTTCCTCCTGCATTTATTGAATGGGCAAACAAGTGGTGGGACGATCTTTCAAGCCCTACAGGAAAGCTTTACACATCTCCTAGCGATTTAACAAAGTCTTGGGCTTTATCTAATCCAGACTTCTCAAAGGGACTCATCGGTCCAGATTCAAAGGGTAAGCCAGTAACAAGAGATGTTGATGTTGTTATGTATGACGAAGCACAGGATATCAACCCTGTTATGGCTAAGGTAATGCGTGATCAGAAGAATATTCAAGTAATTTATGTTGGAGATAGCAATCAAGCAATCTATGGTTTCCGTGGAGCTATAGATGAGCTAGACAATGTCGTAGCAGATTACGACTTGCCTATTACAGAGACCTTCCGCTTTGGCGAAAAGATTGCAGGTATTGCTAATAGATTCCTAACCAAACTTGAATCTAGATATCGTGTTAAGGGTCTACAAGGCAAAGACGGAGAAGTCCTTGATGTCATGGAAGACCCAACAGTAATCATCACCAGAACGAATGGTGGCGGCATTTCAGCAATGCTTGAAATGCTAGAAAAGAATAAAGTTGTTGGTATTGATGAGAAGACATTTAATGACTATGAATCTTTGATTAAAGACATTGAATGGTTAATGCGTGCAGGTCGTGCTGGTGGGGTATCTCCAGGAGTTAGAAGACCACACAAGGATCTAGCTAGCTTCAACACATGGGCAGAAGTAATATCCGCTGTACAAAAAGGAGAGTCTTTAGGATCTGCGGCATACATGGTAAATATTTTGAGAGAAAAGTCTCCTCAAGATATCAAGGATGTTCTTTCACGAATTGAAAAAATTACTAATAAGCCAGAGCCAACCGCTCCATATGTACCTATAACACTCGATGATCTTAAGGATGGATCTAAGGGAGTTCTTGGATACAAAACTATTAGCAAGGGTGGAAGACAGTTCCCTGTAAATGTTGAATATTCCATAGAAAACGGAACTATGACAATTACAAATGGTGGAGATTTCTCTACTCTTCTTAGAGGAGCTGGATTTGAATACAGTCCTGAAAAATTTACTTACTCTAAAAAGCTTGACAATAAGCAAGAGCTTCTACCACTATTTAATAAAATTAAAAGAGCTGCAAGCGGTTACAAGCCAGAAAAGCCAATTGAAGTAGAAATAATTACTGCTCACAAGGCAAAGGGCAAGCAGTGGAAGCGTGTAAGAATATTTGACGACTTCAAGGGTCCAGAGCTTAGCGAAGAAGATGGTCAAATGAAACTTCCTCCAGCAGAGGAAATGCGTCTTTCATATGTTGCTGTAACTAGAGCTGAAGAAGCTTTAGAGCTTGGTTCTCTCGCTTGGATTACAGATGTAACTTCAGAAGCAGATGAGTCTGCAAACTTAAGCCCGGTTGAAGAAATTCTTGGCATGAAGGTCGGAAAAGATATTGATCCAGTAACTGCTGAAGAAGCGGTTAAAGAAACAGAAAAGACTGCTCGTAAGCTTGATGAGAAGACAGAAGCAATTGCTGACGCAATCATTGCAGCTATTGAGAAGGGAACACCACCTTGGCGCAAGCCTTGGACTGGTGGTGGATTCTTACCAACTAGCGTAAGCACAGGTAAGCCTTATCGTGGAACAAACATTCTTCAACTCTGGGCCGCCGCTACCGCAAATGGTTGGACAGATAACCGTTGGTTAACTTACAAGCAAGCAGAGAAGCTTGGTGGAAATATCAAGAAGGGTGAAAAAGCAACTTTCATCATTCATTGGACTCCACGATTTAGAGATGTGACTCAGCCAGATGGTACTGTTGAAAAGCAGTTCTACTGGACACCACCTAAGTTCATTCCAGTATTCAATGTTGAGCAAGCTGAAAATATCAACTTGCCGCCACTTGTTACTAGACCTCCTGTTCCAGTTAGCGAAGCCGAGCAGATAGTTCTAGATGCTTACAAAGATAAGCCAGAAATTACCTACAGAGCTCAAGACGGTGCGTACTACACACCTTCTGAAGACAAGATTTACATGCCTCTAAGAGAGCAGTTCACAGATCCAAAAGATATTTTTGAAACTTTGATTCATGAGCTTGCACACAGCACTGGTCACAAAGACAGACTAGGTAAAGAAGGAAAGCGCAAGGATCTTCAAGATAACTACGGCAATCACAAAGCAAGCCGTGGTGAAGAAGAATTAATTGCAGAAATCTCTGTTGCAATCCTTGCTGCTGAACTTGGTGTAGAAATTGACTGGGGCAATGTTGCAGCTTACGCAGATAGCTGGCTCAAGCCTCTCAAGGATGACAAGTCCATGATCATCGTTGCCGCAAAGATGGCACAAGACGCTGTCAACTATATGATGGGCAGAAAAGATGACGAAGAAGGCGCAGAAAAGCCAGTAGGTGAAGGCGTTGGCAGTGAAGGCAAAACTGGAGATCAGATTGTAGAAGATGCAGGGTTAAAGCCAGAGTCAACTCCTGAACCAAATGTTGGAACTGAAGGCCAGACTGGTGAAGAAGTTGCCAAAGAAAAAGTTGCAAAGAACCGAGATACTTCTATAACAAACAAAAAGTACAAGGACCCAGAGACAGGCGAAGAGTGGGAACTTTGGGACGATGTAACTCTTGATGATAGCAGCGAGCGCGGACAAGATAATCCACAGCTTGAAGGTATCCATGGAATTTTTGCAAAGCGCCTATTAGAAGATGGCGAGTACATGACAGACCGAGCCGAGATCGACAAGTACATTGCTGATACTTTAGAAAAGTATGGTTATGGAAAGAAGTTTTTTGCTCTTGCTAATAAGAAAATTTCAGATGCTGCTCTCGGTCCAATAAAAGAAGATGGTGAATTTATTGAAGCTGGAGTTGGCCTTGCTAACAACTCTCAGATTCCAGAAGGTAATCCTCTAAAAGAACTACAGTTCCCTCTAGTATTAGTTCGTAGCAGAGGTATAAAGAAAGTAGCTCTACTTCACGAGATTGCCCATTTAATGGAGGGTAGCTGGAAGAATGGAAAAGGTGGAGGACATAGCATGAACTGGTATGGAACCTTCCTAGCTCTTCTTGACGGAGAGGGTTTCAAAAAAGAATCAAATCTACTAAGATCAGTAGCCCCTATAGCGGAAGGAGATACAGGTGCCATTAATAGATGAAGATAGCGACGATTTTGTTCCTGTCGCACTTTCTGATGATGAAAATACATTGCCAGGTCTTCCAGAAGGCAAGCCCAAGGAGAATGTATAATGGCTAAGTCAGATAAAGAAAACTACATTAATCTTATGACTGATGCTTATAAGAAAATAATGGATGTTGCTTTTATAGACCCCGCAACAGATGATGTTGAGGACTCAGAAATGGTTGATGATATTCCGAAGGAGGATCGATGAAGACTGTGATGGTCTCAGCCGAGCCTACCGAAGGAATGGCTATTGCATATAAACAGTACGAAGATGTAGTCAAGCAACTTGTTTACTACAGCGAAGGCTATGGGTTCTTTACCCTTATTGATAACAGATGGTACCCAATTGCCGCTGGAGATCAAAGCCTTGAAGGGTTGACTCTTATTGATGTAGAAAAATCAAACTACAAAACAGTGAGAGACATGTATGCAAATGCAAAGTCAACCAATAAAACACTTACATACAAAGACATTGAAAAATATAGAGTCGAGTATGTAGTTGAGGAGAAGAAATAATGGAATACATTGGTCGCAATGGTTCTCAAGTTCTTTATGTAAACGACACTA